GAGGTGCTTGGCCAGCGTCGTCTTCCCGGTTCCCGCATACCCAAAGAGGCGAAACAGCTGCTTGTCTTCCGGGTCCCGAAGCCAGCGACTGACGCGGGCTAAAGCCTTTTCCTGTTGAGGCGACCACTGAGACATATCATTCGCCCTTGAATGTGAAGCTGACGTCAAGCTCCGGCGAGCAAACCAGATATGTTTGATCAGCGCCAACGTATCGCTTCTGCTTGATGAACTGCTGAAGGTCTTCCCGGGTTGCGCCGTCGAAAACCATAAACCAATCCACATTGGTGAACGTGATCGGCACCCCCTGCCCAAAGCAGAACCCGTTGGACAGGTCCTTCGGAAGGCGGTAAACGTAAACCATTTTCTCTGAAAGCGGCGGGAACATTTGATTCTCCATTTCTGAAACAAAATGCCCCGGGAGTGAAGCAGACCTCCCGGGGCGGTTCTGACCGGGGCGATCAGAACGGAGGATCGTCCATGTCTTCCTTGGAGCGACCGCCCCCGGACTTGCCGTAGTTGGAGCCGCCGGAAGCTTCGCGTTCGGGAACATCAGGCTGTTCGCCAGCCGCGCCTTCCTGGGACATCTTCAGCTCGCCGCTGTTCTTCTGCTTGACCATTTCGGCACCCATCTGGACGACCGGGTGATCAGCAGGGAGGCGTGCGCCGGCAGCATCCTTCGTTTCGCTGTCGAAGGCCGCGTTGAAGACATACCACGACTGGTTGCCGTCCACCTTCTTTTCAGAAGTAATACGCCAGACGTGGCAGAACCACGGAGCCTTGAACTTGCGTCCATTCGCGCCGGGAAGCATGATGCTGTCCGAGCGATTGACGATGGACTTGTACGCCTTGATGCGGGTCGAAGTGAACGAGATGACAGCCGGGTAGGCTTCGGATTCATCATCGTCTTCTTCGGGCACCACGATGCCGAACAAGTAGAACGTTTCCACGAGGTCGTTGCCGTTCTTCAGGCTGATCTTGCCACGCTGAGACTTGGCCCACTGTGAGATGGGTTCGTTCAGGCCGTAGGAAGCAACCAGACCGCCGCCGTTGTCGATGGGAACCCATTCAACGAACATGTGGTCACGGCAAGCCGGAACGAAGCGAATGGACGGGTAGAGCTTCTGCGTCGCCGTGTTGATGAACATGCCGGCTTTCGCGCCGTCCACGGTTTCGATTTCGGGGCTGTTCTTTTCCAGAACCTTGATGAACGGGATCGAACGATCAGAACTGTCAATATCCTCAAGGCCCTGACCGGCGTATTCTTCCAGACCGGCATATTCTGCCGGGAGCTGGGCCTGCTGCTTGGTGACTGCTGTGGTCTGCTTTGCCATTTTGGCTTCTCCTAAAATGAGGCGGTTTCCGGGCACCGGCTCTAGCCCTGCTCAACCAGCGGTTGACCCTCACCACTCACCCAGGTGACGGGAACTGACAGACGCTGTCGCGTCTTACTTCGGCTTCACATCAGCCTGCTTCCACATATGGACGCCAAGAAGCTCCAGAGGAACATCTTCGCCCTTCGAAAGCTTCTCGCGCACGAGCGACCCGAGTGTCTGCCAGTGAACGGACTGCTTGTGAAACGCCTTGGTCAGACCGGCGGCTTTGAGAGCCTCAACGGCCTTCTGGATTTCGTCTTCCTTCGCCTTGCCGAGATCAACATTGATCTCACTCTTGATAATCCCGCCGTTGCCGCCGTCCCGGAGCCACTTGAACGCTTCGCGCTCCTTGTCCTTCGTCGGCTGGCCGCGTACCATATCCTTGATCGACACCACATAACCGTCAATCGTGGTCAATTCTTCCTGTCCCGCCGCCGCCATAAGCTCCGGCATCACTTCCTCTCTGAGGACCTTCAGATGCTTCTGGGCGTCCTTCAGGGCCTCCTCAGCCGCAGCGACGGCGTCAGCAGCGGCGACTATATCCCGGGCCACGCCCGCGATCTGCGCCAGAATATTGTCGGTCTTGAGAGGTGCTTGGGCAAGTTGTTCGTAACTGGTCATTTGGTGCTCCTTTTCTACAGTCAAAGGTTATCCCCGCTTCGGGGCGTTCGCTACTTCGAAGACTTGGGCTTCAACAGGGGTATATGCTTTCATCCGACCGTTCCACTGAAGAAACCGGATGCGTCCACGGTTCACATCGCAAGCGACCGCCGCCGCGAGCCCGCAGAGAACCGGATTACCGATCATCAGCAGATAGTCATCATCGCCGAAATCCTCAAGACCGTCCCAGAGATCATTGATGATCGATTCAGTTGCCCAAGGGGCAGCGGTCGGCGTCAGCAAAAATTTGAGGGGGCCAAATTCCTCAGCCGGGGTCAGATCGTAGACAGCGACAAGCTGTCCCGTGTCCTTATCGTAGCGGCGATGGTCTTGTACAACAAATACAGTCATCTGATCCAGTCCTTCATTTTGTCCCCGAGAATCACGCTGGCAACTTCAAGTTTCTTGACTAGCGCTTCAATCGCGTGCTCATCTCGGGTGCTGGCGCATACCAGATCGGTGTAATCCACGTGATCGACCTGTCCGATGCGGTGATTACGGTCTTCGCTCTGGAGACGCATGCGGAGATTGTAATTATTGTTGAAATAGATCGTAGACTTGGCCTCATTCAAGGTCAAGCCCTCGCACATAGAGACGTTCGCCACGAAGTCGGTTGCGTCACCCTTCTTGAAGGCGTCCTTAGCGCGCTGAAGCTCGTCTGAGGAACGGGTGCCGTCATAACGGACGGGCTTGCGACCCATCTTTACGAGGCTCTCCATAATCATGTCCAAATCCCGGGTCCACACGGCCCAAGTGATCGCCTTTCCGGGGGTGTCTTCGATCTTCTCCTGATAGGCCCTCAAACGGGGGTTGCGGTCGCGGTCGATAAGCTCCACCGGCTCCTGACCGGCCTCCACTGGGAGATAGCCACACAGGACCTGCTGCATGCGAAGGAGGCGAACGATTGCCAGTGGAGCAGCCACAAGCTCTCCGCTATCCATGAACGTCATGAACTCCTCGTCAAGCTCCCTGTACATGCGCGCCTGCGTCGGCGTCATGTCGTAGTAACGCTTGCTGAAGAGCTTCTGAGGGAGGTCCAAGACCTCATCCTTAGTCACGCGGCTACTGATCAACTTCAGTGCTGTATACAGCTCCTCAAGATTGTTGTAGCAATCAAGGATTGGATATTCAATCGTCTTGAGACGACCCTTCACCATCTGCTTGGTGTAACCCACATCCCAAACGCCGAAATACGCCTTGAAAGCAGTGAAGCTGTCAATATCAAGCTCGCGCTTCCAGAAGTCCGGGTCAAGAAACTTGACTTGGCTGTATATGTCAAAGGGACCGTTAGGGACCGGCGTGCCGGACATGATCCGGCGATAGGCGGCATGCTTGCCCCCGGCGAGGATCGACATTGTGGACTTCGCCGAAGGCGTCTTGACGCGGTGGGATTCATCGAGCCCGCAGAACACGCGGCGCTTCTTCATCATCTGCCAAACGGCTTTCTTCCCCATATCCGTCTGCCACGCTTCATAGCTGATGGCGAGGAGCGGGAAGCGGTTGGTGTTGAGAAGGTCGCGCACCTGCTCCTGCCGATACTTCACCCCCGGGGTATCGGGGTGGTAGGCGTGAAGCTCCATACCTTCGAGAAGCTCCGGCGGGAGGTGCGTGGGCAGCTCGTCGGTGATCCAGTTGCGGTGAACGCCATTCGGGGCGACAATAATGGCCCCCTGGATTTCACCTTCGGTCCACAGGTGTGCGATAGTATCAATATTGGGCTTCGTCTTGCCGCAACCCTGCTCCCAAAACAAGGCATAGTTTTCCGACGCCTTGTGCTGGTCGAAGTGATCGGCCTGATGCTGGAAGGGCTTCGTGTAAGGTACGTACATTGAATGCTCCATTTCTTATCCCGGAAGATAGCGAGCCGGGGCGCGGCAGTCTAGCCCAGAGGGGTGGGGAGGCGTCTTAACGTTCTTAACTTCGCCGAGCCGGTTACCGCGAAGTTAAGACGCTCAATCTCCAGTCAGGCTGGGGAAATCTTAACTTTCTTATGTTTCTTAACTTTAAATAAGGGGTATATGTAAATGACGTATCACCGGCGAATATAAAGTCACTAGAGAACGTTAAGAACGTTAAGATACCCCCACGCCTTCTGGGCTTTTTTCGTCTTAGCTAGGGAACGACTTTCTTAGGTTTTTCGGTTTTTGACGTTAAGACGGGAGGCGGGAGAAAACCAGCAACACGAGCCTCTTCAACCGTAGCGAAGCACCCGCGAGCCCTTATCAACTCCCTCCAGGGGCTGTCTGGGCCGTGGTAATATTTCGACCCGGAAGCGATCCAAACTGGCTTTTCCCGCGTACACTCCGCCCAGTGAGCGGGGCGGATAACCGAGAACTGGGGCCGGTCTTCCACGTATGCGCCCAGAAGGTACGCGGTAACAGTCGCAGTGACGAAAAGAATAATAAGCCACACCTGCGAAGGCAGGCTGTATTTCCCTCTCAAATCGTCCGGGGTCATATAGAGCGCCACGCAACTTGCTACCAGAACCAGACGGCTGAAGTTAGATGCTGGAGTGCCGAGCCAATCCGGGGGCTGTCCGAAAAGGTTCCACAGCAGCGTAAAAACGCCTCCGTATACAACGGAGGCCGCCACGCCGGGAATGCCGATAGCCCCGAGATGAGCTCTCTTGTGCTCCGGGGATCGCTCACCCTTCCAAAGGACGCCGTACCAGCCTTGGAAATATTTGAAAATGATTGCCAGCCCGACAAGGACGGCGAACACAGAAAGCGTCACAGAAAGGATCGGGCCTGGAATGTACCATCCCAAAGTCCAGTAAGCCGCGAGCGCGACACAGATATTGATCAGTAGCTGATTTCTCGTGATGTTCATCGGGTCTTGCTCCGGCGGTTCAATTCTACAACCCCCGCCATGGATTGTAGAATACGATTTCCAGACTGAACAGCCTGTATAGTTTGGTTGATTTCGTGCTGGAGCTGCGTGAGTTCTTTTTCACGCTCCTTGCGTTCCTTTTCGGGGCGACCCGGGCGAAGGTATTTAGACAAGCTAATCATCTGGACCTCCGGTTGTCGCTTTTGATAAGCTCCACAAGGGTCTCAACGCTGTTCTTCACTTCCACCGCAAGTTCAACGATCTTCATCATATCTTCGCGTCTGCCGTCATGAAGATCATCTTTATACTTCTCAGCGGCCCGCCATTGCTTGACGACCCAAACAAGCGCCGCCATCAAGCCGACTATGATGAAGAGGTCCAAACGGCCCTTTTCGAGAAAGCCGGTTAGATCAGTCACAATACGCTCCCCGGGCTGCGTTGTTACCGCGCACTTCAAGTTGCGTTTGTTCCGTGTCCTTGCTTGAATAGGTCAGAGGCTTCCAAGCTCTACAAGCTGCGCCTGCTGCTTCTTTGTCCGCTTCAATCCCGGCGGAATGGGTCGTTAGGGTCGGAATGCACCCGACCATTGAGAACGTCATCGCGAGCAGCGTCAGCGCGCTCAACCCTTTGACCTTGAAGGACCTTGAGTTCATTGATCAGGTTCCTTTCAATCTCAGACTTCTCAGCTCGCCGAGCGATAAACGCGGCGAGCTGAAGAACGATCTTGAGGACCGAAAGCCAAGTCATGCCGGCTTGTTCGGTGGGAAGAAGTAGACGAACGCAGAGTTGAACAACACCATAAGGGTTGCCGTGATCTGAGCCTGATCGAAACCGAGCACAGAGCAAACTTCGCCCACGGACGGATCGACGCCGGGAACACAGGTGGCGATGGATGGGAACTGAACAGCAAGCCAAGCCACCAGAATGGATACGAGATTGCCGAGCAGAGCCCCGATCAGCTTATTGTATTTCGACATGCAGGGCCTCCTTTAGAGATTAGCGAATTGGAAATGCATCCAATCATAATTTCGTGCGCGGCCCAAAGATAACGCGCCTTGCGCCTCAACGATAGCCCAGAAGGGGTCGTAAACAGGTTTCGCCAATTCTGCGCGGTCGCGTCCCCAACGAAGTTGATTCCGCTCCGGGTCCAGATCGTAGGCGATCCCGTAGCCGTGCATGCTGATTGTCTCGCCGCCACGCATCTTGCGCAGGTTGTAACAACCCCCAAAGAGGTCCAAGCCGAGCTTCCGGCATTCTTCCTCGCCGTAGTGCTTTACCGTCTCAGCGAAGATGGTTGTGAAGGACGCGGCCACGAGCTTGTGGCAACTGAAGCTGGAGACCTTCTGGGCCTTGTTCCATGCGATCCGAAAGGGGAAGGGAAAGACGGCTTTGCCGGCTGTACAGTCCGGGTTCCCGGCCTTCCCGAAGAATGACGGAACGTTCTTCTGGGTGGGCCAGCGCGTGTTCTTCGGGGGAGCCTTGGAGGGAAGATCAGGCGACCGCCCCGGGAGCACTTCCTGCTTGCCGGTCGTGATGTAGTGATCCCAGGCGTTGAAGGCTTCCTGGGTGTTGTGCCCGGAGTAACCGTCTACGTTCCCAGGCTCGTACCCCGCCGCCTTGAGAATGACCTGAGCCGCAGCCACGTTCTGACGTGATTGAGACCACTTGAGAGCTTCTGGCTTATTGCGTTGAAGAACCTTGGAAACGGCTTCCTTGGACTTGGGGCCGAAGTCCCCGTCAAGACCGCCGGCATAGTAACCGGCGGCTTTGAGGAGCCGCTGAATTGAGCGGTTATCCATGTTAGTTCCTTTCAGGGTGTGACGAACACCACCGCGTCAAGAGGCGGGTTGTCAAGCATGGCCTGAAGCATCTCCACGTTCTTGGCCAGATCGTTGGTGACCTTGTTGCCGTGACCGGCCCAATCGTCGTGAAGCTCGAAATCGGCTGCGGCGACCTTAGCCGGGAGCGAGTTGAAAAAGAGGAAGGGCTGGCCAACACCGGGGACGTTCATAAGACCCTGAGCCGACAAGGCGAGATTGGTGGTTGCCGTGAGCGTGCGAAGGGTGCCCACGGGGAATTCACAGATCATCTTCATGGTTTCTCCAGTCATAGTGTTGCCCTGTAAATTTGTATCGATATTTCAGCCGGGTCAACCGGCTGGTCACTGCCGTCTACCACGGTGATTTCCATATAGCTCAACTGACGGTCAGTCACCGTTGCCCGACCGTTTGAAGGCGTTACCGTGTAACTGTAACTGTAGTTCAAATCCGACATTTCTTCAGAAAAGAAAACCCAGATCAGTCCGGTGTCGATCCTCATAGCAAACGCTATACCGGCGGAAACCCCAACCGTGAATACTTCATCGTCTACGACCTGAAGAAGCGAAACGGCAATCAGCTTCGGAAGCGGTGCCATTGGAGGCGAAGGTTGCTCAGGTCGTTCTTCAAGATAGCCGTCTTGAGAAGGATTGCCAAGATTTTCGATTTGGACGGGTTCGCCGTTCGTTGTCCACCAGATTTCGCCCCGATGGTCTTGAACTTGCGTCCAGTCCTCGCCATTCCAAACCCGGGCAAATCCGTTCTGGCTCGCCGGGGGTTCAACCGTAACGCAGAACGCCGGATACAAAAATTCTCCTTCGTTCATCGGATCGGGGTCAGCCAGACCTTGGCCAATGAACTCCCCGTTCTCGGGTCGGAAATGATAAATGTCCATGGCTTCCCCTAATATTTTACACAAGCCAACCAAGCCACGTTACGCGGCCTCGTTTCAGACGCTGTTCTGGGCGTTCCGTTTACAAAGTCAGTTGTCGGGGACGCCACGAGCGTTCCACTTGTGAATACGTCTGAACCAGTTTTTGATAAGGAATTGGAACCGGTTGTGTTGGCGGTCTGTAACACGCTATGGTTATGCCCCTGGAAAGCGTCAAGTTGCCCCGAGCCAATCACACGTCCAACGTCCTTAGACGCATGACCATCGTTGAAGTAACGGAGAAATTCCCCACGAGCATCCGGCAAGCGGAAAGTAGTGGAACCGTCTCCAGAGGAAAAAGAGCCCCAAGCGGAAGCCGTCCAAGTCGCTTCGCTTACGAGCGCCCCAGACGACTGTGCGTAAGCCCAAAGGGCAGGGTAAGATGCACGTGTAAGCAATGCTCCGTTCAGCTTCAACCAACCGGGAGGCGGTGACGTAGCCGGGAACGCCGCAACCATGCCAACCAAATTCGCGGCGTTCTGAATATCGTTGCCGCCGAGGTTGAGAGGACCGGTCATAGCTGTGGTGCCATCTCTTTTAAGACGAGCAGCCAGAGCTGTGTTGACAGTCGTCGCGAAATTGGCATCATCGCCCAAAGCGGCAGCGAGCTCATTGAGCGTGTCAAGAGCTTCCGGCGATCCATCAATGATAATTGCCGTGACCAAATCGGCGACTTGTTGAACGGTCAGTTTCTGCGTAACATTGTCCCTTATCGCCGGAAATTCGAAATCAAGCCCGGGCGTCATGGCAAGTGGAAGCTCGTTGATCTTGATTCCGTCTACCATGTTAAGTCCTCGCTACCCAGCCAACCCAAGCGTCAATGTCGCCTTGAGCCCAAACGCCGATCTGATAGCGAGAAAGCGGCTTAACGCCTGAATTGAATTCACTGTTGTCAGAACCACCTTGTGGCTTCATGTCGTTGATGGACGACAAGTAAGCTTGCGGCATGCGGGCCCAGTTGAGAGTGACCGCCGTGTAATTTGTGATAGCAGATGGCGAAACCCCGTCTTGGAAACCGGCGGACGGATTGCCGTTGCCAGAAAACGCTCCCCGTGGATCGTTGTTCTGACCTGTTGCCCGCAGGTCGTGAGCGTTGGCAAGATTGGTAATCGTCGCCACGTTAGACGAATTAGTGACAATTCTTGCCAGCAGCATGTCATCGTAAGTGCTGTCAAAGGCTTCGACTGTTTCCGCCGCCGCAGCCGGGTTGTAACCAGCGTTTGACAAGTCCTTCAGAGCGAAACCATCGCTGGGGTTCCAGCGCAAATGGTAGGTCTTGTTTGCCTGAGTGTTAAAGTCGGTCTGGGCAGTCGTGACCTGATTGATGCCGCGATGGAGAAAATTGATGCCTCCGGGAACACGCACAATTCCCGTCGCCGGAGCCGTGATGTTGATCCTGAAATCTTCCGTGAGCATCTGAGGGTAAATCGGAAGGCGAGACGATGCCTGGCTCATAAGCAAATAGCTGCTGGTGTCGCCGCCGCCAGTCGCCGCGTCGATAAGAGCCACAATGGCTTTTCTCACTTGCGCAAAGTCGGCGTCACTGCCAACGAGACCGGCATAGCTGATAAGGTTCCCAAGCTCCGCTTCGAGCCGGTTGAACAAACCGTTGAACAACGTCTGGTCTGCCGGTCCACACGGAAAGCCGTTGATTTTTTCGTCTGCGGTCGGCACACGGCGACCAGCCTGATTAGCAAAGGGGGTGCTGAAGTCAGCCATTCACGCTCTCCACGTTAACAATCATAGGGGTGAACATCCACTTCACACATCCAAGGGGCTCCCTCACGGCACAGCCACATAGCATGTTCCGTCAAGGGGCCAGTGTAAAGCATTTGTCCAGTTTCGTCTAGTATGGGGGTGCCGTTCTCGGTCACAATCGGCAAACCTTCCATAAGCCAACCTTCGCAAAATCCGCCCCAGCCTTCGCAAAACCCAAACACCTTATTGGTTCTGGCGTAAGCGGGGTGCGCTTGAGTTAAATCAAGCCGATCCTCACAAAATCCTCCCCAACCTTCGCCGAACCCAAAGACACGAGTTTCGCCGAAATGAAACAGGACTTTTATGCCTAGCGCAATAGGCAACACACGAGGATAAAGCTGGAGCAATAGTATTTCACCAGTGGTCAAATCGCGCCCCGGGGCGATTACAATTCGACCCTGACCTGAATACAAAACGGTGGCTTGAGGTCCAAAAAACTCTTCAAGACAAGTTTCAAGGCTCTTGAGATCGTATTGGCGGTTGAATTGGTAACGCCGAACCCTCAGAAAAGAGCGGTAGACCTCATCGTCCACCAGGCAAATTTCGGACAGACCGCTGGCACAATCTTCCCAAGTAACGTCTTCAGCTGACGGATCGCAAGAACCGCCGAACCCGGAAACCGGTCTAAGGGTGATTTCCTCTGGGCATTCGAAACCGAAAACCGGTTGAACATCACAAACGCAATGGCATCGCGGCCAACCGAGACGCTTTCCGATGAGAGTAAGTTGGTCTCCCACGGCATTGTCGATATCGAAGAAACTGGGAAGATCGCACACCTGAAGATGTGCTTGGGCAGCAAGGCCCAAGTAGGTGCGGAGCATGAACAGAAACTTCGGGCTTTCCCGATACCGAGTAAGCACCTCGTCAATTCTTGCCTCCACCAATTCAGTTTCAGTCGGGCAACTCATGCGAGAACTACCTCAACGTTCAAGTTTGCGATTTCCGTAAAGGCGACGACTGCCGGCGTATTTAGCTGTGGATCGGCTCCATTCCGACCTGCGCTGAACGAGACAAATTCCACAGTTTCGAAAGCACCTTCCGTGAGACCCCGAAGTTGGTAAGCGTTCACATCGAGCCCGTTTTGTCGCTTCGACAACCAAGCGGCTTCCGCAGCTGACTCAATTGCGAACAAAGACGGGGGAGGGCAACCGTTTCTATCCTTATGGAGCCTCACTTGCACGATAGCCGTCACGTCTACCGGAACGGGTCGAATGATGCTCACGGATCGGCAATAACCATTTATGCTAGTGCTGATGGATACATTCCCGTAGGTGCTGACCCCGGGCACCACGTATGACCGAACAACTTCGGCAATCTCGTCGTCGCTGCCGCCAATTACAGCAACCGCTACAAAGCCGCGCTCAAGCTCTGGATTTTCGGTCTCCCCGGAATCATTCACGAATACTTGAGCATAAGTGACGCCGGGAAGACTTTTCAAAGCATTGGCCAAGTCTTGGATATCGATCCGTGCTTCACCTTTGTTGGTCAGAGATTGCCTGAGTTCAGCGTCAGTTCTAGACCCCCGGCGGATAAGGCGAAGCGCCGCTAAAGTTTCCAACCTGGTCGCTTCGGCTTGGTCTGGATCATACGATTGATACAGGTCCAAATTGCGTTCATCAATTTCCGCAATAAGATCGGCCATCAACCCGTTAAGCTGCCCAAAGGGGCTGACAGCGGTTTGAACGACGCCTGGACCAAATTCAGTTGCCATAGCCGCTTCGATTTCGGCAAGCGTAACACTTAGCGGCTTGCGCACGTATCCTTCTGGCAAGATACCATATTCACTCATACGTTCGCTTCCTCGTCATATTCGGTCAGAACCGTAATGTCAGATGCGCCGAGCCCTCTCACAGATCGATCAAACCTCACGCTAAACGAAGTGATTTCCACAACTCCGTCAGTATCCAGGATTTCCGCCTTCAAAACACTTTCGGCCAACACCGGATCGTATTGGCCGCCGAGAATGTCCCGAACCCAAGGCACGCCGACTTCTGTATCAAGAAACCATTCACCGCGATAGGCCATCAGACGTTGTTCCACGTGCTGACCGACCGCTTCAGCGTTGAATACAAGAGCAAGGTTGCCGTTAGCATCAAGATGAACATCCGCCGGGGCCGACCCATCACGTTTCAAGCTGAGTCCAACGCGGCTCAAAGTCATAGCTCCATGCTCCTCAATTTCGCGGCGATTTCGGTTGCCTCCCCCGCCATTGTATGCGAGTATTGACCGGTAGAGGAGCCGTGAGTCACCTGAGTTTCGTGTTGCGCGACAATCTCAGCAAGGCGAGCGAGCATTTCAAAGAAATTCCCCGTTGCGCCTTGAAACTTGAATTTTCCGTCCTCGCTCATCTCCATCTTGAACGATCCGTCAGCCGTCCTGATTTCCATGTTGTTGGAGTTGAAATTCGGTATAGGATCGGTGAGGGCCTCGCCTCCGTCCAGAAATGCCTCCATGTCGCTCAAGGAGAAGCTCCGGGCGTCCTGGTTAGCAGTATAGTCGCCGCCTGTATGAAACTCCTCGCTGGAGCGCATCTGAGGGCGAAGCGTTACTTTGTCCCCTGCCCTGACAGGGCTCGTGATAACGAACCCCCCGGCGCGAGCGAACCTAACAGGCACCTCCAAAAGCTGAGGCATGTCCACCGGTTGACCGTTATGACGTGGCTTATAGTTGGGCTGAACGGTAGCCGTCTGGGTTGTCGGATCGAATGATACGATGGTTCCAGGCATTTCGCCCCACATGGATTCACGCTCAGATTGAGCCTGAACAGCTACGTTCTCCCGGGGGGCGTTAGTCGTCTTTCCGCGCTTCCCCATGCTCATTTTGAAGCAGCTCCCTCATCTATCTTCCCGCCGCTCATGGCCTCCCCTGTGATGCTCATCAGGAAATCCCCGTCACGGTTGTCTCCACTGAAATCGATCTGGCTGATGCGATACGTGTTGTCCTGGGCATTCATCTCCAACACCTCGCTTCGAACCTCAACCAGACGATTTGGACGTGCTCCGGGGTTGAGCAATGCTTTGACCTTCACTCCATTATCTGTGATGGTCGGGGCACCCACCATACCGGTTTCTGGGCTCACCAAAATCTTCCCCTCAAGGTAGCCGTCTCCAGGTATGATTTCAAACGTCTCATTTTGAATAGACCAATAAAAGTTATTACCCCTGCCTAAGGTGTCGAGTTCGCGAGTACAAGCGCCGCACATGCTGTAGGGCCTCTTAAAAGTCTTGACCCCCTCCGGGAATTTAAGCTCTCCCTTCGCGATCCCTTGTTTCTCAAGCTCCTTGTAAAGCTCGTCAACGACTTCAGGGACTGACGCTCCCTTGGGGAGCGTCTTGCTGATTGTTGCCCGTCGATAAGCCAAGTCACCATCGCCGCAGCTCACAGTGGTGATGATATCCGGCCCTTCTCGGTCGTGTTGAAAATCGCGAATGCGACCCTTAGCGATGATGCCGAGATTGCCGCCCCCCTCCGGCGGAACGTAACCAGCCTCAATTTGAACAGTTTCCAGTTCGCGTCCGACTGCGTTGCGGTGATCTTTGTTGAGATTATACAACTTGATATTAAACGTGTTAGGTGAACCGGAGATGCCCCGGCTCACATCAAAAATCACGCGCAATTCTTGCTCCTCAACCGCATCGCTGGGGTTGATGATAAAACCGCCGGGGAACGTAACCCGAACCTTACGCAGCCACTGCCGCATCAACTTCCTCCTGCGTCGTGTGGTATAGCTTCACTATGCCCAAGGGCAGGTTCTCCCGCGTCGGTTCTGCGCCAGTTTCAGAAAAGGCGAACAAAATTCCGATCCCAAGATTGAACGGCGCAAGCAAATCTACACCTGTGACGATCCGACGACCCCGGATAACCGGCCCGTTGTCAATCGACAAGTCAAACGACCAGCGTCCAGAAATCCGGCTATACCACAGCAAGAACGTGACACGCCGACCGTTTAGTACAAGAGAGAATTTCTGCTTGGGTTCGTCTACGATTTTAAACTCAATCATCAGAACATACTCTTCAAGATGGACTGCGTTTTGGCCGGGGCGACTGTAGAGGTCGGATTGTCTCCGGTCTGGACAGTTGAAGCTGCTTTATCCGCTGTCGCCGCGTCCTTCGCATTCTTCGCCGTGGGCTTAGACGAAGCGGTGCTTTTCTTTCCTCCCGGCTTGCCCTTAGATTGCGTCTCGTTGCCGTCTGTAGTCGATCCAGTAGAAACGATTAACACTTGCCGGCACATAACAGTAGCCCGCAGGATAGTGGAGTTAGACTTATCCCGGGTAGCGTCAATAGACGCAATCAGCATGTCATTATACACGCTGAGGCCCGTTACCATGTAGAAAGGCACCCGGCTTTCCTGAAACCTCACCAGAGCATTGTAGGTGAGGGCTGCTTTGCTGTCAGCAATTTCCAGGACGACCTGCTTGGGCTTGATGTAGGCATGGTCGTTGACTTCAGCCCCTGTTTCAATCGGGTTAGCCGTGATTTCAATTTCAGACGTGTGATCCTCGCTGAGGATACAATCAATTGTCATAGGGCCGATAGCGCGGGAAAAGGCGATAATGCTCATCAGAATGACGGCTCCGTTTCGATCTGAGACCGCTGCTGAGCAACGGCACCCTGAACGGCTCCTGCCGTCGCTTGCGCCGCCTGCTTGGGCGCGTCTGTGGCCTGTGTAACGGTCTGGTTGACGGTCACGTTGTTCGTCTGCGGGAAGCTCCGGTTGTCGGCGCGAGCGTCCGTGATCGTAGCATCCACGGCTGTATCTGGTGCCAACTTTTGAATGTTGTCATTTGCGTTTTTGAGCATGTTCTCCCACTCTTGACGCTGAAGCTCCATTTTCGCGTCCCAAGCGTCCTGATCAAACTTGATAGGCGTCTCGGGTCCAGCCGGGGTCGCTTCCCCGGTTCCGGTAACGGGAGCCCCGGGGACCACCTTCGGATCGGTAGGACCGAAGCCAAGATTTTGAACCCATTCTGGAAGCTGAAAGAGACCCAGGAACCAATCCTTGATCGCCTGACCAACGGACTGAAGACCAGCAAGAAGGTCGTTGCCGAGCCGGGTTCCTTCGGCGATCAAATCAATGTTGAAGCCCTGCTTCACGTATTCATTGATACGCTGGCCGACCCCTGCCCAGAAGCCGTAAACCCAATCAGCCCACGCGAGGAAGCCCGCCTTGATGCCGTCAGTGATCACGTTGCTAACGGCGTCCCAATCGACGCTCTGAACGGTCTGCTTCCACATGCCGAGAAGCGAGACGGACCCGACCACGAGCCCCACAATCCCGTCCACAAGCAACTGACCGGCTTGGCGACCCAAGTCACCCCAGTTGATGTTGGACAACCACGTTCCAAAGGCCGATGCGGCCTCCATCAAGACGCTGGGGAGCTGCTTACACCACTCGATGAAATCGCCAATAACGCTTTCACCGCCCTGAAGGTAGGCGATGAGGTCGTCAACCGCGAGCCCGATAGCGACGAACGCTGAGAGGATCGGGAAGGCCCAGACCAGAAGCGCGCCGAGCGCTACCCCCAGAGCGGTGAGAACTGGTTTCAAGGCTTCGAAGTTGTCAATCAACCAGCCGGTGACAGAAGCCACCCGTTCGCCGACCGCCCAGAACACGTTAGCGAACCAAGTCAGGGTCTTGCTCAGGGCGTTGGCCCACTCGTCAAGCTTGCCCTCCTTGTCAAGCCGGTCGATGGTGTTGATCAGACCTTCAAGCTTCTTGTTGACGCTTTCGAAGAAACCGGCTTCGCCGATCCGGCGCTGAAAGTCAATCCAGCTGTCGCCGATATTGGAGGTCATACCCTTAAAGGTCTTGGACTGACGATCCATCGCGCCGTTGAAGCGGTCTCCCATGGTTTCCAGCAAGAAAGAACGGATTTCGGTTGCGTTCTTCTTGACGGTCTTGCTGAGCTCCTTGCCGTTCTTCGTCCAGTTGAAGGTGACGCTATCGCCTTCCTGCTTGGCCTTGATACCAAATTCCTTCAGACGCTCAAACTCGCCGGTGGAGGCGTCAGCGAACATCTCAACAGCCGCGTTGAGGTCTTTCCCCATAGCAGAGGAGGTGTCACCGAGGATGCGCAACGTGTCGTTGGCAATTGGATCGATGCCGTAAGCCTTGAGCTTGACGAACGCCTCTGTTACTTGGGCGACATCGTAGGGGGTCTTCTTGCCGAAATCGGCGATCCAGTCCAGAGACTGGCGCGCCTTCTCAGAGCTACCCTCAATTGTCTCCAGGGTCGCTTGGTAGGTCTCGAATTGGGCTGAGGTCTCAATGACCGACTTGCCGAGAAACGTGAAAGCCGCTGCGGAGGCCGCAGCGGCGATCTTGATACCGGTTCCGATTGCCGCACCGACCTTTTCAGCAGTCTTCTCAACACGCTTCAACGTGTTTTCGTAACGCTTCGCAGCGTCCTCGCCGGTCAACTCAAAGCCCAGGAGGGCGATCAACTCATCAGCGATTGCCATTTTTGTCGCGGGCCTTTCTCACCTTCTCTGCTTCAGCCGCCTTCAGATCAAGCATCTCGTGGGCGTCCAGAACATCAGCGATGGTGACCCACTCTCTAAGGTCACGTAGCGTATAAAGCTGGGGCTCAGCCAGTACCGGCCTCAGCAACCAAAAATTGAGGTTCGGAGCTACTGCCCGGACCTCCTCCGGGGTTAGCCCGTCAGCCCCACTGCCTTCCGAAGGTCTCCAGCTCCCGGCACGTCTGAGAAAAAATCCCCGAGCACCTCTTTCAAAACCCAACCGATGAAGGGATACAGGTCTTTCTTGCTGGACGTGAAATCCTGGTCGATATCGACCGCGTTCCAAGCTCCGCTTGAGGTGTTGACCTGAGCGAAGGCAGCAATGTTGTCGAGAAGATCAACGACACCGTCAGGATCGCACTTGGCAAAGATATCGGCCAGCGCGGCGACCAGAGCCGCGTCGGACGCGGCCTTGGCTTCCGGGTCGTCCTTGCCCTTCTTTCCCATGCCTGCCATGATCGTCGGGAGACGATCCACGCCGCCCCCGATAACCTTCAGCAGTCGCACCTGAAGTTTGATTGCGTCCCGGGCAAGGACGTGGGAAACCCGAAACGTCTTGCCGTTGATCTTCTTCTCAGCCATTGTCGCTCCTCGCTTTACGGGGTCGTGACGTTGGGCGTCCAGTTGCCGGTCACGATAACCCATTCACGCACCGTCGCATTGGTGCCCTTTGCGTCATCAGGAGCGGTACGCACAAAGCAATCAGTGCCGGTGCCGCCTTCGTTGTTCCCGTTGTCGATGATATCGAACGGGAACCCACGGAGGATGCCGGCCCGCTGCGCCCTCCACTTTTCCAACAGCTGACGATGGGTCGGGCTGTTGGGCTTGAGACGCAGGGTGATGGTTGCCGACCGATCAGCCGATTGGCTGAACAGAGGCGTGCCGTCCGCTCCAATGAGCATAGTACCGACATCTGCGCCCGGAGACACCTGAATTGCGTTGTCGCCGTCCATAAGCCCAATGACGCGACGACCATCAAGTGTCGCCACCACATTGAGCATCGAATATGCGATGGTGGTCATGTTCGGGGCTCCCTTAGAACGTCATCGTGTAGTTGATGGTGGTGTAATGGACGGCTCCAGCGTACCGGAACCGGACGGAGATAGCCGGGGCGATGCGAGCCTTGCGCTGGCTTTCCGGCACGTCGAAGACAGACGGCACGGTGATTTCAACCGCAGCCTCGTAAGCACCCGTTTCCGGGTTGAGGTCCTTGGCCACGAGACCGGCGCGAACTGCCTGGGCCATGATAGCCCGGGGGACGGAAGCAAGCTGCTGCATGCCCTGGTCAGTGTAAGGAATGCGGGCGTTGTTGAGGAACAAGGCCAGAGCCTCTTCTTCAGTGCGCGCAATGATCCAGTCCGTCGCGTGGACTTCATCCACGAAGACGTTCTGCGTCAGCATCGAACCTTCAACCAGGAAATTCTGATCGCCAATATCGACGTAGGTGTTGGCGCAGTGACCCGAGCTTTCGCTTTGTCCGACCCCTTCAATAAAGCCGGTGACGGCGGTCACAGCAGCGGAACCGATGTTCACGTTGTTGATGCCGGGGGCCTTCCTGAACTTCAGAGTGTAGGCGCTGTCGGCGTCATCAAAGACGCGGGTTGCCATGTAAGCGGCCATAGACCCGGCCAGATAAGCGTCGGGGTCGGTGTGATAGAAAACCGCCGTGCGCTCCACCGTACCCTTGTGGCGAGCGGCGATGTTGGTAGTGTCAGCCGGGTCCTGAAGCTTGACGTCATTGCTATCGATCATAGCAATCTTCTGCTGAGCTTCAGTCCACTCAACGAGGCCGTCAAGGTAGGGCTGATCGCGCATGGGCTTGTCAACCGTGCCCATATACCAGCTCTGGTCATAGTCCAGGATCGCGTCCAGAGAGGCGATGAAGTTAGCCTTCTTCGCCGCGTCGTCAGCGCCGGTCGGGGTGGCAGCGAAGCCGACCTTAATGCGCGGGGGGCGCGGGTTCTGCGAGAAGGCCGCAAGCGCCGCTGCGTAAACAGTCGTGTTGGAGGGGTAATCCGTCTTAACTTCCTCAAGGGAAGCGTACAGCTTGGTGCGGTGAGTTGCGTCCACCACTCCGGCGACAGAGGTGTGAGTGAGGATGAGCTGCGTGCCAAAACCACGTCGCGTCGGGAAGTTGTCGTTGCGCGACAAGCTTACGTTCACAACACGGCTGTATGGAAGCTTTGCCATGTTCAGGCCCTTTCTCCTGTGATGTTGAAGTCGTACTCCTCAATGACATCGATAACGAAGCCATCGCTGGACTTGCCGCGCACGACTATGTTCACCTGAGTCCGGGGTTCCCAATCTTCACCCACGAGCTCAGGAATACTGTTAGCGGCGCTGACCTCATGAATAATGAGATCAGGCCGCAGGGGCTCCTGGAGTTGGGTCAAGTGAACCGCCGACTGGAGGCGGCGCACAAGGTTCTCTCCTTGGGCACCGTAAAGAAACAACAAGAACGTCCACTCAATCTCGAAAATCGGGGTGGCAACAACTTCCTCCTCCCCCGCATAGGCGATATCGTCAACGTTGTCGTGAATATTGCGCCAATTCGCGAGGTCGGTCATGCCGTAGGTCTTGGGAGGCCGGTCAGCCTGCTGACGGTCCTTGATCATGGTCACACCAAGAAGGTCAACCAGCCACTCATTCAAGCGGGTATGGACCTCGTTGTTATTCAACCTTCGACCCTCTTCATGGCGAACTTACAAAAGCCGTCTCCCGGGCGAGGCCAAACGTGGACAACCCGGAATGTCTCGCCACCATAAACGACTTCCCACTTGACGGCAACCATGGTTCTTGACCAACCAACCATTGAAACCTCAGCCCGGAGCCCTTCGGGAAGGTCCTGGAGCATACGCCCAGAGGAGGGCTGAATGGCGGCCATGCCGGGAACTGGGGCAGGGGCAGCGCCGGGCACGGCGTCTCCTCCCTTGGTGTAGGTCGCCCCAGCCGGGGGCTTGAAAGTGACCGGTACGGCCTCGTCGTCAATTGCTTCGGCTACGTCCATCAGCGTTTCACCTGCCAAGTTACCTTGCTGCGCATCTCCCCGGTGTCGATCAGGGGATTGTCGGAACCCTTCTGCTTGATCGTGCTAGGCGCGTTCGGCGGATCGCGCAGATTGGTGATTTCCTCCTGAATGTCCCCTTGGGCTAGGATGCCCAACTGACGCATCGCCGTCTCCAGCGTCATCTCCCCGCGCAGGATTTTCGCGCCGGAGGACTTGAGAAACCGGAGGTACTCACCCCGATTGTTGCGGATTGCGTTCAGAAGGAAGGGGCGAGGAGGAATGCCCCGGGAGGTGCCGTAATGGTTCCAGATAGCCCGATCAACCACAGCCGTGGAGACCTTCCCAGCGGGAAAGCCGACCTTTACTTGCCGGGGACCTGAAATTGTCTTGGGAATTTCGATGTTGCGATTGCGTCGGATCGTAACCGATACCACATCACACCAGCCCGATAGCCGGGGCATTCAGCTTGAGCAGCTGAGCGAACCTGCGGCCATACACCGTTAGGCTCAGGGACGAAAGCAAACCGGAGCCGGTTGCGCCCGCTGTTTGGGCGTATTGCGTGGTAACGTCGCCGACCTTGCGCATGAGGACTTCCCGCCCAGCGGACGGGGGCAGCGGGGCTCCGTCAGTGCGCTTCGGGTAGCCTTCCATGGAGAGAAGGTGGGCCGTGAAGGCCATGATTGCCGGCTTCTGGTCGGTCTCCACCCAATCGTCATCGACCATCGGCGAGGCTTCCGCAATCACTGATGTGACAAGCGCGTCCGCTACCCCGGAAAACTCGGGGTAGCGGGCCTTGACTTCCGATGCCGTGGGCACTTGAACCATTAGGCGGTCTGAGCCTTCTTGTCAGCGATCAGCTTCTTGAGCTTCTCGGTGCCGGTGTTGGCGTTCGGGTTGAGGCCCAAATCGCGAGCTTCCTTCAGGAGATTTTCTCGCTCATTGGCGGCGCTGTTTTCTTCCTGTTCGGCGACGGCGTTGGTGAGGTCTTCGTCAGACGTTTCGGCGTCGAAGCTGATGCCGAGCTCAGTGGCACGGGCCTCCAGCTTCTGGCGGTCGGTCTCCGGTTCCTTGACATCCTTCAGATCGACCTTGGCGTCAGTGATGACGACACCGGCCTTCAGCCACTGCTTGGCGGGACCGCCCTTGGCCCACATATCAAACTTCTTGGTGTCGATTTCGACTGACTTGCCGGGGGCGATGTCGACACCCAGGATGTTGATGAGGCCGTCATGCTTGTTGGTAACTTTGGTCACTGGTATTCCTCCGTTAAGGGGTTCCGCTTACTTCTGCTGCCTCAGCCCCGGGTTTGACGCCGGGGCAGAGGGTCAGCGCGCCTTTTCAGGCCGCTCAGATGCCGTCGCTGTAACGCACTTCCTTGGGCAGTCGAATGTCGAGCGGACCCAGACGGAAGATGCCGGGGACCTTGTAGGTCAGGCCGACAACCTGGACCGGGAGGAACCGGTGACGCATCGGAATGTGCATCTTGAGCACTTCCGGGCTGTTGCGGTAGGCCACCATGCGGGCTGTGCCGCCGGCACCTGCCGTGTTCAGGCCGCGTGCGCCGCGAATACGGAGCTGCTGGCCGGTTTCCGCCGTGTAGACGTTTGCCTGCTGGAGGAACTGGAGGATGGTCAACGAGCCGTTGCCGTCGCCCAGACGCTTGGAAGCGATCTGCTGGAGCTTGAGAGAAGGCAGCAGCAGCGTGTCAGCCATGGCAATCTCGTTGGTGGCCGTGAAGACCCCGCCCAGAAGCTCGTTGACAGTCTGCAAAATCTGGTCTTCCGTGGCCGTGTCCCAATCAAATCCGGCGGCAACTGCCGTGACTGACGTGTTGTTATAGAGACCCTTCCAGCCCTTTTCAGTATCGCCGGTGAAGGCGATATTGTCCACGGTGCGCTCATAGATGAGACGAGCCGCAGCGGCCTTTTCGCCGGGAAGGTTCATGCCAAGCATCTGGGCCTGATTGACCTCTTCAAGGCCGTAATCATAGCCAATACCCGCCATCTGGATCGCAGTTTCATCCTGCGCCAGACGGGTGCCCACAACCGGGATATCGCTGGAGCGGTCGGCGATCCAGTCAGCGCGACCGCTGATGTCCATGCTGTAGTAGGTGATTGTTTTGATCCACTCGGGGGCCGAGTAGTCAACCGGGATCAGACCCGGATAGCGGATGCCCGGGAAGCGGGTGCGATACACGCCCGCTTCGACGTGGGCGGTCTGCGATTCAACGAAGCCAAGGTTGGCCTGCATCGCATCGCCGATCTGAAGCTGGTTCTGCTGGAACATGTTCTGCGCTCCTTACTGCGGCAGGTTGACGCGGATGCGGGCAAGCCCGTTCGCTGCGGCACCGGTGTCGAAGACTGCCCCGGGAACCGCGATGACGCCGGCATCGACGGCCTTGGTGCCGAAAAGACCAGTCGCCACCGTAACGGTGACATCGTCGCCTTCGACCACGGTGCTGTCCACCTTGACCCAGATCGGGCCTTGGGTGAGAATTGCTGCCGTATCGTTGACCGGATAAACATCAGGCGAAGCGGCGCGAGCGCCAGTGGCCTGAGACCGGACAGTGATGCCGTGAACGGCGTCAAGAGCAGCCTTCACAGAGTGCTGCTTGGCACCCTTCTGGACCGCCTTGCCGAAACCGATTTCGGCGTCAACGGTGCGCGAAAGGATCGTGGCCGGAGACGTGTCAGCAACCTGACCTTCCTGCGCCACATCCGGGTCGATGTTGTAGTTTTCAGTATACGGCATTTCACAACCCTCAGTTGGCGGCGCGTTCAACGCCGGTCTGGTCGAAGTGGAGCAGCTCGTCAAACGCCTGCTGACGAGCGCGCTGGGCGTCGTTCATGGCGATGGGACTGCCGGCGGCGGGAGAATGCGGGCGACCGTCGCCCAGACGGGCCTGACGGAAGGTGTCCTGCGTCTGAGCGGACTCATCGGCAAGGATATCGAAGCGGGCGTCAATGTACGCCTGATCGCCGATCCGTTCAGACGGGAGCTTGTCGCCGAGCTTGGCCTTGACAACTGCCGTCTTGAGGTCAGCGTCAGAAAGACCGGCGGGCTTCACGTCCGGGGTGATCTTCGCCGCCTTCGCTTCCAGGGCAACGCGGTCAGCCACCAGCTTGCTGATAGCGTCAGACGTGAGAACCTTGGACGTGGCATCGTCAAGCTTGGCTTGAAGAGCGGAAATCGCCGCATCCTTGGCCTCCATGTCCTTCTTGTTCTTGCCGTCCTTTTCGTTCAGCTGGTCTTCGAGCCGCTTGCGGTCGCCGATCAGCTTTTCAATGGCCTGGGCACCCTGATCCGTGGTTTCCACGGAAAGCCCATCCACCATCACATTGCGCGTACCCATGGGTGTCTCCTTGTATTGCGCGATGATCGGGGCTGTGCCCCAGTGAGACGCACTGTCTCCAATGCGTACATCCGAACCAGCACGACCGCGTTGAACAATAGCGACATGGTTGGCTCTGATTTTGGTTTGCTTGGCCTGATAGGGCTTGCCCTCCGGCGTCACGCCGTCTTCCCAGACCAAATCGCAGGTGTAACCGGCGCTCAGCTCTCGCTTGTTGCCTTCCACCTTCTGAATTGAAGCGCCGTCAGCCACCATTAGGCCGACGCGGACAAACTCGCCGTCACGCTTGATTTCGCCGTCCGTGTTGCCCCGGGCGTAATCCTTCCAGTTGTCAGCCGTAACGGCGACGGGCGGATGGTCGTCAGTGATGGGTCGGAAGGCGAAGGACTTCATGGTGTCTTCGCTGAAGACTTCCTCAGCGGGGCGATAGACGTCAACAACCTTGAGATCGGGGCGGCCCAGCTCACTGCCGAGATACTGTTGAATGCCGGTGCGGGCGACCCGTGCGTCAGCAACCAGATAGCCGTCTTCCCGGCGGCGCGTGCCTAAAATCGCAACTGAGTCCGTAAACTGCATCAGCTCCTCAGCCCCCTTCTCTGGAGGTAATCCAAAACACGTTTCGTTCCTTGAGCGGTAACGGCGACAACGTCTTGGGCTCCTGTTTTAGCGACAAACGTGGCGGCGGTCAAGGCTGTTGATGGCCTCTTGACTGCTTCAACAATTGCTGCTTTGCGTTCTGCGCATCTACAAGCCATCAAAACCTCACTACGCCTTGAGCAATACAACGACACTGAATGGGTTGCCCAGGGGGCAATCCCTCCTCTGCGCCGGTCGGCTCCCCGTATTTGTATTGCTTGCCTTCCAAATCGCGGTGCCGGGGGCGCACACGCTCATCTTGACTGGTGCGCCAGATGTATTCGTCAATCCCGGCCTGTTCATGTCGAATGCGGTTGAGATCAGCCGTGAGCTTGCCCGTCTGATCCCAGGCTATGAGGCGAGCCCGGGCGTCCCCAATTTCAAGCTGGCGCTTTAGGATCGTCTTGAGCTCTGCCGCCGACTTGCCGCCAATCAGAGCGTTAGTCGTCTCGGTGGCGACCCGCTTCATGATATCGTCTGCCAAGCCCCGGATCAGGGAGGCGTTGCGCAGAGCCGCCGCTTCAAGGTATGACTCAAGGTCCTCATCCGCGATAACGCTGCTCAGGTCTACGCTGAAAGCGCGCCGCGCCGATCCCATCCACGCCTTGGTGTGGCGACGGCCTTCCAGCTTCAAAAGCTCGCCGACCTGCTGCGAGACGCTGCGAACCATAGCCCCAACAAGAAGACGGAAGGCGTTGAAGCTGTCTTCGTCGGCGTCGGTCACCAACTTGGTCTCATATTTCGGAACGATGATATCCCGGATGCCTTGGGCTATGGTCTGCTCAAGAGCCCGCAATTGGGCAAGGTAGCTCCGTTCAAAGCCCAGAGGGACCGGAATGACGGGGACCAACGCCACGGACCCGGGGCGACGACCCCGGACCATGCTGGCCAGTCGGTAGGACTGTGGTTGGATCGCGTCGCAGCTGAACATTCGAAGACTTTCAATTTCAAGGACGAACCAAACCGAGGCGAGGAACCGAGCCTTCAATGATGACCGCCCTCTGAAGCCACGCCGGGTCCAAAGTTGGAGGAGCCGCGCCCCCGAACGCTGGGCTCAGCGCAAACTTTGAATTGGCGTCAGAGTTGTTAGCGTCGCAAGGTAATCCCGCGTAAACGATTGGCATCCAACCGCCAACGTTCTTCCCCGATTGCTGATCCCACAAAAGACCACCGCCTGTGAACGTTCTCAGGCTTCCTAGCGATAGCGTCACGAAAGAGGTAACTGGCATCTTCTGAAGGGGGTTAGCTTTAACCAACATGATTGCCGTCACAGACTTGCCAGACATAGACGCTCTTTCAGTGGCGTCGAATGAGTTGCTCAACTTCGCAAATTGACCGTTAGCCGCCGGTGGGGCGACTTTCGCAGAATACGAGGCCCCTGAACCGGGGAATATGTTGGCGGGGTCGAAATCCTTCGAAGTCACGTTGCCAGCAACATTCGAGAAGTTTGCCGGAGTGGAACCTGTCCAATTCGACAAGTCTCCGTTAACAAACAGATTAGAGCCAATCGGAAGCTCCATCCAGCTTTCAGTTGAAAATTCTCCTACCCGGGCACGATTAAATTCGACCATGAGGGCGTCAGCTTGAAGCTGAGCCCCGGACGAATTTCCAGATGTGTCTGAGGGGTGAACGTTATCCCTGTAAAGACTTGCATTTTTATTTGCGTCAGTAAACTTCTTGTTGGTATCAACCATCGTGATAGACGGAAATACAGCAGCAACACCCGTGATCGAATTGTACAACTTGCTGTATGTCGTGTCGTCTCTCAGCGGGTTCTGGGTCGTGATTACTTGCGCCACGCCCTCCCACTGCCAGCTGATCATCCCGATACCGGCCCAAAACAGACCGCGACCGATAGAAATGTCAGAACCCGGCGTTTCGAACGAGATCATGTTATGACCGTGGTGAGTGATCGCCACGTCTGGGGTCGGGATAGCGTCAATCGCCTTCTGCTTGCGAGACGATTCAAACATACAGCCGATGACCTGCCCCGGGAGAGCAGCAAGAAACAACTCAACAACCTGAGAACTACCAGCACGTAGCACGACCGGCGCGCTATATTCCTTTGGGCCGTTTGCCGCAGCACCGGTCCACTCAGCCCAGCGATGAACGATCACAGTGGCGTTGTACAAGTTGCCGAGCATCACGGCAAACTTGTAATAAGGTCCGTATTCGGAATACGCCGTGCTGTCCCCATTAACGAAGATAACGGCATTCGCTCCAACGGCAAGCTTAGCTTTCAGGCGACTGAAGCCGTTCAACAACATGTTGAACCCGGACGGCGGCACCAAAGGCCAGTTATTGAGAATAGCTCGTGAAACCATATCACAGACCGCCCAAGACAGAGTTCATTGCGACCGGCGCGGCAACGCTGATCGCAACTCGCAGGATAGACCCTTGAGCCACTCCAAGCGAGACCTGACCGTTGGCTGTCAGGGCGACGTCAGCCGTGTTGGCTGCGTTCCGAACCGGGAACCAAGTGACGCCGTCAAGGCCAAGATACTGAAGGGTAGCCGTCGCCCCATTCCAATTCGAAGCCTCGCAACGCCAGACATAGTCCCCTCCGGCGATTGGACCGACTTGAGCGCCCGTCTCGGTAGCATTTGCGAGCATGGTGTACTGCTTCTTTTCCCCGATAGAGCCTCCATCGGGCGTCAGGGCTACCGTAACAGCCGCAGCGCGAGGGTTGCCGGCGCTATCCGTATAAACAAGAGTGTCGTTTTTCTTGGCATAAGACATTGCTGGCTCCTAGTGTCTCGGGGTCGGATCGCCGACCGCGCTCCAATGAATATCCATAGGGTTGAAAACATCACGAGGGAAAGGCTTTTCTGGTGGGACGGAAGGAGAGCGCAGCTTGGCGAAGTCCCGGCGGATTACCTCCGGGGCGTTCTCCAGCACTGCCTGATCCAAGGGCCTCTTACGCATCACTGCCATCGGTCGTCACCTTCTCGCGCCAGTCGCCGGTTGCGATTTCCTCATAGATTTCGGGACCCAGGACAATCGGTCCCTGCCACGGCTTGAGGTTGATCAGGTCAAGCTCGCCCCCGCGCAGGCTGATTGAGATGTGCGGCTGGTATTCTGGATAATCGCTCGTTGCCCCAAGCTCCTTGGCGCACATATGACGCCACTGAAGCTCGTTGGAGGCGAACAACAGCACCAGAACGTCGCCCTGATCACCAAACTTCTCGTTGATCCTTGGGCCTCCGTCCGGTATTTCAAGGCGCGCTTCCCAAGGCTGGCCCATCTTCATCCAGTCAACCGGCGTCTTGGTGTAGACGATAGTGACGTGCATGCTCTCCGGGGCGTAAACGTCCTGAACACCCTGATCCTTGTACCATTTGATGATCTCGTCGGCGTTGACGACATCACGGCGCAGGTAGAGAGTGCGCGGGGTAGCGTCAGTGACCGGCGTCTTGGGCTGGGGGTTCTCAAGAGCCTTGACTGAGGCTTCCTGCGACCGGCGTTCAAGGTCGAATTCAGGCAGCTTGTCTCCATTCTCCTTGAGGAGGTCGGCCAAGCCGGGGTAAAAGCCATCTTCCACGAGCTGGTTGCCGACAACCTTGCGAAGCTCCTCCTGCATGAAGAGCCCGGTGTTGACAATCGCGGCAGCGGCCTCCACCTTGATCTTGCCGATTTCGGCCTTCTCCTTCTCGCTCATCTGCTCCAGAGGAGCCCAAGAGTAGAAAATCTCATCGGGACGCGAGCCCAAAGCAGACCGGATGAGGGCCTCATCGAGCTTGAACAGGGCAGGCTGGATTTCGAGCGTCTGGGCTGATGTGATCCGGTCGAAGTAGTTCTTCATGTCGTGCTCGCCGGTCGAGTTCAGACCTGAGGGCGACTGACCGATGAGCCGGGTGAGTGGGATATCCGACGCACCTGACACCAGTATCAAGAACTGCTGAATGACGTCTGGGAGATTGGAGAAGTTGATCTGCTTGCGGTCATACTCCTCGTCCTTGTCCACGATGAGGGCCTTGCTGACCGACTTGCCGATATTGGCGAGCGAGAAGCGATCAAGCAGCTTTTGGCGATACGGAGCGGAGGACATGTGCTCCATGAGCTCATCGATCTTGTACACGTCCACGTTGGCTTCGAATACAAGACTTGCGACGTTCGCTGCTGTGCTATCGGCATTCGACACGGCAGTGTAGACGGACTGAAGCACGCTATCGCCCCAGCCGGTCGAAGTGACCGAGCCGATAGGGTTCCACGGATCGGGGAGCGGATCGCCGATCTGGATCACCAAGCGGGAGGGGTGAATGGTCGTGAACTGCCGTCCGTTGCTGATGGTGTAGTCAATCGGCCAGCCGTATTGCTCGCTTTCGGGATCGATCTGAAGCTCATTGGCGATCATTTCCCGGCGGCTCATCACGGTGAGATACTTCAGGCCCCCCTTCCCTACCTTCTCGGGATAGAAGGGCTGGGAAGCGTTCGTGCCGTCGCCGATGAAGATAACCGCGCCGCCCCAAAGACGGGCCAACGTCTTACACTGGAGCAGCTTCTGCTTGAGGCCAAGCCTCTGCTCCTCCTTTTCGATCAGCGTGATCTGGGTCTGCTCAGCCTGCCAATCCCTCCACTTGCGCAGAGCGTCCAGCGCCGGGATATTGACAATCTTCTTCGCCAACCACGTGTTGCGGTAGGCGTTGTGAAGCTGGTTGTCGCTGAGGATCAGGTTTCCGTAGAACACGGCTGCGGACTTGTCGACATTCGGATCACCCATCCCGGTTATGAGTGAGCGAAGGCTGTCAGAGGTCGGAAGGGTTGTCATGCGGTCATCCCACGTTGTCGAGCGAATAGCGGCTCATGACCGGCCAGTAAGCCATCACAACCGCGTCTGCCATGTTCGGGGATCGCGTCCCCTCCGGTGTCTTGTTCACCATCAACTTTAGCCGACCCGGGCTCAAGGAGGAAGTGGCCTGACTCAACTCTTTGATGAGCTGCGCCAATTCGGTCGTGGAGAAGCTTGCGCTATCGATGCTGATCAAGTCCTCAGTGTCGATGTCCAGGCCCTCGTTGATCGCTCGCCATGTCTTCCAAAACCGGGCACGCAGCTCCCACCAAGCTTGGGCCTTGAGATTGAGGTAATGATCCTTGATGAGGGGCGAACCCTTGTCACCCTTGATCAACCGCTTCTCGGGGTAGAGCGGCGGCAACCCGGCGTTCCAGGGCTCTACCCGCAAGCCGGTCGGCCACTGCGTCTTGGTGGTGTTGGTCTCGCCGCTATCCTCCAGACCCCGGAGGCGGTTGAACTCAGCCTTACACCCAGCGCCGACCCCGATGCAGTCATACATCAGCGAGGTCTCGTTGGGGCGATGAAGATACTGGATAGCGCGCCGCGCCGTGACGCCGGTATCAACCTGCCCCCAGACCTTGACGCCCTTCAGCACGACGCCCTTGCGCTGGGCTAGGGCATTCCGGTCCCCGCCGCCGTCCGCTACGTCTAGCCCCGCCATCCACTTGCCATCGTCGGTGAATTGGAGCTTCTTGTGAGCGTCTACAGCGGCCTGAACCCAAGCCGCCGGGATGATGATGCCTTCGACGGAGCTGTTGTAGTCGCGGTCCACCTCTTGGGCGAAGATGTGAAGCAGGCCCTCATCCTCAGCCTTTTGTCGGCGTTCATCATACCACTCTTGCGTCTTCTCGGGGTGATGACGCCAGTCAAACACGAAGACGTTGGCCTTGCCCTTGACGACCGGTTGCCCCGGCTCCCAATCCACGCCGTTCTCCCGGCGGCGGTGAAACACGTTGCCTGTGCCGTTGACTGAGCTGATATCGATCTGAACGCGGGTGTTATCGCCCAAGGCGGCTTCGATCAGGTCAGGCCGCTCGTAGTGCGCGCTTTCGTCCTTGAAGTAAATACGCTTACGACCGCCGCGCCCGATGCTGTTGCCTGCCTCCCCGGTGATGCTCGCCCCGTTCTCGGGGTTGAGCACCCTCATGTAGGTCATGTGGTCCTTCTCACTGAAGCCCAAAGGGAGGAAATCCGGCGGCAGATTGCGGATGACAGCCCTGATCTTTTCGAAGATGCTGTCCATGTCCCCGATCTTATCCACCAGCTGCTCCTTGCGGGAGCCCCAGCCGATGGAGATGCCGTCATAGAACAACCAAAGGTGGACCGAGACGGCGACGGATAGCCACGTTGCCCCGGCGTCACGACACTTCTCAATCAAGCCGTCCGCTTCGCCGTGGAGGCATGCGTAAAGGAAGTTGGTCAGATCGACCTGACGCGGGAACATGATGAAGGGCATGCGGGTGATCTTCCCCGGCACGCCCGCGTTACGGGGGTCGTAGGTGTCAACCCAGTCGTTGATGAACTCAACTGGGTGGGTCGTGTAGTAGAGCTTCGCGGCCTTGATCATCTCCGGCTTCGACCGGAACATGAGCAGCTGCTTCTGACGCCACATGAACAACTTGGTGTAGTTCGGGGGCCAAGCTGCGGTTTCAGCCTTGAGGTCGGCTACGTGGGCGTTCACTATTCATTTTCCTCAGCTGTACATTCTTCGCATATCCAGCGTTCATCATCACGAGCGCCCATCTCGGATTGCTCACACCACCATTCGCATTGCTCGCAACAGAAAACAAGAGCGTCTAGGGAAGCGCAAAATGCCGGGTCATTATCTGCACCGTCCATGTCGTTGTGCTCAAGAACCAGACAAAGCGTTTGAGACGTACCCCTCAATTCCTCGGCAATCTCCTCAACGGTCTTCACTTGTTGCCGTCCCTCGTGCGTGCGTATAGGTCTGCGGCCTCTTCAGGCGACATGTCCTTGTTGATTGATTCGATAGGACCGCCGCCGGGACCGCTGATCTCACTCTTGTCGGCCAAACCAAGATCGCGGCTGATGATGTTAGCGTTGAGGAGGCCCGCTGCTGCGGCTGCGAACTTTTGTTGTTTGATGGTTTCCTCAGCCCACGAAATGACCGCAGATAAGTCTTGGCGAGTATGACGCCACGTGCGCCACGTTTCGCCGTCGATATCGATGAAGAGGCAAAGCCCGCCGATTGTGAAAGCGCGAACCCGGGGGCTATCGTGCGTTGTGATACAACCCTCATAGGCGAAAGCCTTCTCCTCAAAGAGCGGGTTATCCTCACACCACTGGAAATAATCCTCACAAGCCTCGCGGAGCTTCGCGGCTCCCTCCTCGCCGACCGGGAAGACCGGCTTTGCCCCGTGACGGCTTCTCGCCTTCCAGAATTGATTGCCCGGGATCACTTTCTACCTCCGTGTCACGTGTGAGGCCAATATATGCCCAAAGCACAGGCGCGGCAACGGCGTCTTAACGTTCTTAACTTCCCACTTCGTGTCACCACTAAGTTAAGACGCCAAACCTCCAGCAATATTGGCAACGTCTTAACTTTCTTATGTTTCTTAACTTTAAATAAGGGGTATATGTAAATGACGTTACACTAGCGAATATAAAACTACCCGAGAACGTTAAGAAAGTTAAGACGTCCCCACGCCTGCTGGGCATTCATCGTCTTAACTTCGTCTTAACGTTCTTAACTTTCCGCACCTTTGGGCACGATCTGAAGTTAAGACGGCTCAACAAGAAAATCGGGGACCTCTTTTAAAGACCCCCGATCCACAACCCGAAAAATCACGCAAATCGCTTAGGAGGCGACACGTCAAGATTCATTTTCTTAACGTTCGCTCCACTCTCATAAGACGGAAAAGAGCCGCCCGGGCCTTCCGGCTAGATGCCCTCTGAAGCTCTTGAAAGGTGAGAGCCCAGTCATAATAGAAGGGGTCCAGGTCAATCGATCCTTGATGAGCCAGAGCCAGATCAGCATAATTAGCGCGGCTCGACCTCTGGAACCCTTTCGCTGCTCCCCGGAGCCCCGCCACAATCCTCTTAGGGTTTTTCATCAGGCTTCCCCTCTACAATCTCAGAAATCGTAGGTTGGTCAGCCACCAGCCCGACCTCCCCGAACACGATAACCGGCCCGTGCTGACGATGCCATGTAACGTAATCCCGAATGTACTCCGGTCCCAATTCTTGAAGACGGGCATAGATGTCAGCATGCGAGGTAGGTTCAATCTTGAATAAGACGATAGCGCCGCTACTCATCCTTCAGCCCCCTCATAAGAAAGGCCGTCCGCTGGCAGGTTTCGTAGAAGAAATCCCACTCAGCCGGGGTCAGAGCCCTATTGAACTGAATCGACACCACGGGTTTACCCGGGGCGTCACCGCCGATTATCTCCAGGGGTTGTTTCCCCGGCTTCTTGAGATCGACAACGTTACTCATCTCACATCCTCCGCAAAAACCAGTAAGATCAAGCAACCGGCGATCAGCCCGATGAAGCATCCAAGGAGAAGCCCAAGCCAGAACCCGGTCACAGCCCCGACCCTCCGCACCGTCTCGGGCACTTGATCCGCCCCCGGTGAAACGACGCTTCCAGGATCGCGAGGAGCCACACGACGATCCAGATGCCGCAAGTCAGCAGCGACATAATGGCGTGAAGCACGTGGTTGGGACGGCGAACCTTCACCGATACGATCTGCCCGCACTTGGGGCACGTCCTGAGCTCATGGTGTATCATTCTTTGCTCTCCAAGGTCTTGAGTTCAGTAAGGAATTGTTCCTTGTTATAGGGGGTCGGGAAACGGGCAACACGCTCCTCGTTTCCTTTCTCCCACCATCCGCCGTGTTTCTTCACGAGGGCGTTGAGCTGAGATTTAGTCATCACAAATCTCCAATTTGTCGATAGCGTCCCGGAGCCCGTCGCCCCAGGTATACGTTTTTGCGTTTGATCCGACGACAGACCAATTCTTGGTCGCATCATCCTGGGATATTTGGACTGAACCAGAGGTCCCATTCTCAACATACCCGCAAGCCGCCCTCAGCTTTTCAATCCGCTGGGTGTCCGGGTTCAGTTTCATGAAAACCTGATAGACGGCTTGTATGAATTGCTTAGCCCTGTCCGGGCTCATTCCGGTCTCCGTCGCCAGCGTGAGCTCCATGAGCTTCTTCGCCTGCTCAACATCGTCAACTTGAAATTCGACGCCGGCAACGTTCATTCTGACTTTGTCCATCACAGTCTCTCCACTTTATAGCCGGTCCATTTCGGCATGGGGTCACAGCCCGGGTCCAAGGTCGAAGTACAGCACCCCGACAGCAAAAGAAGCAAGGCGATCCACTTCATCTCAATCTCCACTTCCGATATTTGAGAGCCGCTTCCTTGCGGCGTTGTTTCCGGTTCTTCGAAGGATCGGGGACGACCTTCAGCCCGGAGCCATCATAGGGCTCGTCGTACATATACGACTCATCCATGTACAGCTCCTGATACTTGTTCACTTCGTCAGGGTTCATAGCAGAGGTCAAGACCAACATCTGGCGTTCCTCAGCCTGACGCAATGCGACCGCAAGAGCCTTGCCGGCTCCCGAGAGACCAGCCCCGACGAGCGCCACCGTAGGCGTGCGCCGCTCCGTCATTGGATCGTCCTCACGCACGTCGCATAGCTCGCGCTCTGCTGGCAGATTTCCATCGCTTTCGCGTGCGAGGACGCCACTATCCAGATGATCAGCGACACTGCCGCCCCGACCGCCATCCACGCTATCAAATTCTTCAAGGCCGTACATCCTTCTCCACGCTTCCCGCTGCCAGCGGGATAGCTCCAACAACGACAATTCCGAGCAGTGATCAAAATTCACCATAGCCCCACCCTGGCCCCGGCGTCACGTCCTTCAGCTTCTCCGGGTTGTCCATAACGTATAGCATCCGGCGGAAGTCCGACAACTTGTCGGCCTTCAGGTCCCAGAAATCAACGTCGCCGGTCTGGTTCAGGACCGGTATCTTACGATTGTTCCTCTCAACCGAGAAAAACTTCATCCCGTTCGGAACCGTCCCCACGATAACCTTGTCGCTCATATCACACCCTCTGAGATTCAGACCAAAGGACACGAGAGTCCTTCGGCAGTTGAGATTTTGCTTCAGCCAGCGCTTTATCAAGATTATCGGCGGCAATAACAAAGTTATGTACTTCCTTGTTCTCCATACCGCCGGTCGTTATCGCGATCCTATACGCCTTGTCGCTCATCTCACTTCCCCTCAATTTTCCGCGTGGTATACTCGCCGAGTGTGATATGGCCTTCAGAAAGCTGACGCTCCAGATCAATCTCAAACAATTCTACCTTACGACGCTCCCGGCGGTTCAGCTCGTCATTGATCTCAGTGATCGCTACAACCTGACCGCGAGCCGGTCGGATATCGTCTGCGCGGAGGGCTTCAACGTGCTTGATCAGATCGGTCTGAATAGCGCGCAGGGTGTCCTCATTCAGAACGTTGAGAACAGTGGAAGAAAGAACGATCATTGTTGTGCTCCATTTCTAAGCCCGTCAACCGGGGATAAGGACAACTTAGACCTTATCCCCGGTGAAGTCAATACCAACCGAGCAACTTTTTATGCGGGTTGTTCTGGTTTCGGCCCCTTCCCAGCTTTGAACTCGGAATAAGCCTTGTGGAGCTGGGCTTTCTCACCGCTTGACGCGGCTTCCCGTCGCAGTTCGCGGTCGGCCTTTTCACCCCGCTCGTACACCGAACCGTCATCCGACATCATGTACCACCAATCGTGTCGCTCCAGCTTCTCGTAGAACAACAGCAATTCCGACTTCTCGCCGCCAACAGTCTCAGATACCTTTTCAACCGCTGCAGCGCGGGTCTCCTGCCGTCCCTCCTCCCCGGCGGGGGACCCTTTCAAAGCGCGATAGCATCTCGCCACATAGATGGCTTGAGCCCGGCAATCCGAAAGAGCATTATGAGCCAGCTCCGGTTCTACCCGAGCGACCGAAGGAGCGAGCCACTTCATCGTGCGCATGTCGAGCACATTATTGTAGCTCCAGGGCACGTCCAGTCGGCAACGCCGATAGGACATTTCCAGCACCGGCGGATCAAAAGACGCCCCGTTGGCCCAAATCTTCGCCCAAGAGCCGCCGTTGGCCTTCACGAAAGCGGAAAGCTCTACAAGAGACTTGCTGAGCAGAAAACCTTCCCCAGGTTCAGCAAGCGTCGCAAACGCATCCGGCTGTCGCATCCACCAGTAGAGGGTCGGCCATTCGATCCGCATTCCCGCGTCCATCACGGCTTGAGGATCGACGTTGAGGCAAATCCCGTCGCCGATCAACACCCCCTCGTCATCTGCGGTCGGGTCGAAGACTTGGGCCCCGATTTGGATGATACCCGCGTCAGGAGCCGTCGAAAGCGTCTCCAGATCGATCATAATGTGCTGGGCCATCACACGTCTCCAATGCTGAAACCGCGCTTGACGGTCTTCGCCGCCGGTTGCGTCAGGTTGATAAAGAGCTGGCCGGAAACGAGCGCAGGCCAGCTTGCGACGCCGATGATGTAGTCACGGTTGCCGAACGTTCCGCCGTTGCGCTTGTCAACGACAACCGTGATCCCGAGACCAACGCACATGTAGATGTAAGCCCAGAAGGCGATCTTCATTTCTGCTCCTCCCCGCTCACCGTAACCCCGTCCACGATTTCTCGCAGCAGGTCGGGGAACTCCAGGGCAAAGGTCAGAGCCTCCTGCCAAGGTTCCAGTTCTTCGATCTGACGGGTGACGCCGTCCAGCTCCGTCTTCATCTTCTTGAACGACATACCGCGCAGATCGTTCTGAAATTCCGTGAGCTGAGCCCGGGCAGCGCGCTCCCGGAGCGATACCCGTTTTTCAGATTTCGGATATCTGAAGAAAGCTTCATTAGCCGGGGCCTCTGGCTTCCCGGCGTCTTTCCGCCGGTCGGCCTCAATCTCGTGTCTTCCATAATGGTCGCCCATCACCGTTCCTCCTCGTTCATCCCGAGCACGCCGCTCAGGTCCGGTTTCACATAGTTCGGCCCCTTGACGACCCGGCCCGCGTCGCAAAATATCGGCTTGCCGTCCGGCCCCAGCTTCGACATATTGGAGGCGTGAACCTCCGCATAGGCCGCGAGCTTGTAGTGGCCGAGACCCAGGGTCAGGTAGGTGCCGTCACAGACGTAGGACATATCAGTCAGAGCGTCAAGGCACTCCACGATATCCCGGTTGATAATGCCCTGCGCCAGCTCAGCAAGCTCCTCCTGGCAGAGCTGAAGGCGGATCAAAGCAAGAGCCCCGCCCTCATCGTTGTACTCAAGGCATTCAGCCGCGTAAGCCTTGAGGTCTTCGCCCAGAGCTTTAGCTACCGAGCAATACCCCCGAAGGTGTACAGCCGCCACGGGTCCGTAATCCGGCACGACCGTCTCAGGGCTCACGTAAGCCCCGAACGCCTCCGCAAATTCGGCGACGTGATCCAGACCCGGGTCGTAATAGTGACCCTTAGCGGGTCGCACTTCAACCCGCGTCCCAATAGACGCGATCCGCAGATCAGGCGTCAGGGTCAGAGCGCAGTTCAGTGCCTGCGTCAGACGGTTGACGCGCCCCTGGGCCGTCTCCTTGCCCTTGACTTCGTGAACCTCGTCGTGGAGCTGAAGCAGGGCTTGGAGGTCGGAAGCAAGTTGACGGTCTTCGCCGACCGCAAAACCCGCTTCGATGAATTCACGCACCCTCTGGTGCGCTTTGTCTGTGAGTTTAATAGAAGGTGCCATTTAGTTCTCCTTTTCTGGCGCTACCTTATCCCCGGTTCTGCTTGGAGGCAAGCAACCCGAGTTGACGGAGCAAGCGTCTTATCCCCGCTCGCGTGTTTTCCATTGATCTGTTTGTCGCCCCGGTCGTGATGCCGCAACAATACAGATGGTCTTTGCCGTTGTGATTGATCCACACCTTCGCGTGTTTCTTCACTTCGATCCGATAGGAGGCCCCAACAGCCTCCAATTCCTTTTTCAAGATATCGACGCAATCAAAACGGCGTGTCACTTTCGGTCTCCCCGAGCTGACCCTGCATTTCCGTCTCGTCCATGGCCTCATTCACGTTCGGCCACTGATATGGACCACCGAACCGCTCATCAAAGTGAGCGCGAGCCCTGTCCAGCGCCGGGAAGCCGTAGAACCAAATCTTGGACTTCCGGTAGACTGGGTGTCCAAAGCGGTCCATAACCTCCACCTCAGCTACCTTCTGGAAGGTCTGCGGGAAGATGTCCGGGAGGACGCGCTTGAGAAACTTGCCCAGAGCGGTCGGGGAAACGCGGCGGTTGATCTTCTGACGGTCGCAATAGGCCAGATAATCCTTCTGGAGGTCCAGCTTAGGGACTTCAGATTTCCAGTCGTCGCCAGTCAGGTGCCCTTCGTTGAGCTTTTCGAACCACCACTGCTCCTCTGGGCTCATGGACAGCACCTTCTGCTCCTGAAGGGCTTCGGTCTTCGGGAATTTTCGAACGTCGAAGCCGCTCAGGTCTCGGGTGACGAGGAAGTGTAAGAAGGCTTCCCGGCCCCCATTGTCCATCTGCTTCTGGATCGCGGCGAAGTAAGCCCCGTTCTGCATAGCGCCGTCGCCGACATCAATCAAGCAATACCGCCGCTCGTCGGCCCCGGCGGGGACAACCCACGTATCGTTTGATGCCATCCCAAGGTGGACGTAGTTGGGGGCGGCTTCAGCGTCCACGCCCTTGCTTTCGGTCATTATCATTTCTTCAGTGACCAGCGTCTTCATAATGCTTTCGTGCTTCTTGTCGCCGGCATAGAAGGCTTCGTCAGCAAATAACACGACGCAATCCCGAAGGTGGGCGTTGAACGAACCCACAAGGTGCTTCGGATCGGACACGTGAAGATAGTGCCGGCCCCAGAGCGATCCGAAATGCTTGAAGACGACGCCTTTACCCGTACCCATTCGGCCTCGCAACACGAGCGCAACTTGGCCGGGGCTATCTGGCGTCTGAACGGCGCGAGCCATCCAGTTCAAGATGTATTCGCTGTGAACCTCGTTGCCCCGGCAAACGTTCTCCTTGATGTGCGTCAATAGCAATTCACAGTCCCCCGGCTTGGCCTCGCACGAGAAGCCCTGCCACAAGTTGTAGCTGTCAGAAACCTCCTTGCCGGGGGCGAAGACGATTGACTTGTACTGCCGCCGGTTCGGGTTTTCGAGCCACCACTTGCCCAAGGGCTTGCGCACGTCATTGCCGTCCTTATCCTGACCCACAACAACCTGTATATGCATATAGCGATTGCGGAAGTCATCGAACGATTGACGCGAAAGCCGGGGCCGCTTCAAGGCCGGGTCGAAGACCTCAGACACCACGCGGCATTTACCGCCGATATCCTCAATGACGGCGTGCTCCTCGTTGAGTTTACGCAGCCAAGGGTCAATTGCGTCTTCCTTGGCGCGCTGGAGTTGACGACCCAGATATTGCTGGGGCCGGGGCTGATCTAGAACGTGTCCACTGATCCCATAGTCCGGGTCCAGGAAGATAGCCGCAATCTGATCATCAGAGCAGCCGTTGCGCACCAGCTCGCACATCACGTGCCAAGTCGCTTCGGATCGGGAGCCCCACCGCGTCGGGTCGTCGGGATCGTCGCCATTGACAATCAGAGCCTTTGTGCGGGCTGAAACGGTTATGGGTAGGTCTTCAAGGTCGATTGACGGCAGGTTGCCGCTGATCCGCACCTGCTGACCGCCGCCAGTGGAGCCGCCCCCGGGGGATTGGACGCGAGCGGCAGGCGTGAACTGCTTCAGGGAATAGACCCGATCCCACTCAGCCTCCACGACCCGGGCAAGGTAGACCTCGCGCCCCTTCTTGCGCTTCTTGGCGTTGGGGACGTTCAACGTGCCGGGGAGGCGCATGATGCGGTCGATGTTGTGACACGAATCAGCCTGAGTCAGCACTTCGATCTGGAGATTGTATGCCTCCAGCTCAGCCGACCGGTCAAGGTCTCCATCAGTCTTGTGCTCCTGATCCAGCAGCCAGAAGCCCTGATAGCCGCCGCCTGAGTCAATGATGACGGTCGGGGCAGGCTTGAACTCGCGCAGCAGCTTGAGGGCGCGCTTGCGCTCGCTCTCCATATCCTCACCGGGGCGTGGGTCGATATCGACGTGCAAGGCCGACATGCCGCGCATATCTTCCTTCTTGGGCTTCGCGTTCATTGCCCGGATCAGCGGGTTGACCGTGAAATATATGTTTTCACGGCCTTGTCGGTCGTCAATCCATTTACGAGCGTTCTTGGCGCGTTCGTCGCCGGGGGCGAACGTCTGGGTGATGATTTTACCGTCCGGCACAATAGCGGTCAGCTGCCAGTTGTCTTCTGGAGCCCAGGCCTGAAGAAACTGGATTGATTCGGATGTATTCCCCTTGATAGTCATTTTGTTCTCTTGTAACAAGAAGCCCAGAAGGCAAGATCGGTCGGGTTTTGAAAGACGCGGTAACATTCGCGCCTTATCGTTTCTTCAGTCGGCGCGTCGGTTCCGTGGACCCAGACCAGCCGAACCTTCCAGCCTTCGAACACGAACCATTCCTTGCCGACCCGCAATACAAGGAAGACGAAGCCGCCGGAATGCCACCGGCGATACAGCCACGCCTTCTGCTGAGGGGTCGGGGGGTGTTTGAGCCGGAGGGGACCGCCCCGGGGCGGCCAGCGGTCGGCGTGTTTCAGCTCAAACCAGCCTTCCTTGAAATTGACGTCCGGGGTCCCCGGGAACGCGGGGTTTTCCACGCGCACCGGGTCCAGCTTATAATGAAGCATCGGGGCTCGCAGCGCGTCCCACTGCTGTGATTCACTCGGCATCGGGAGCCCTCACTTCAACGCCACAGAGCTTGAACAGCTCAGCCGCCTTTTCCACGGTTTCGATCACCGCCGGATCGTCCCGCCACGGTCCCGGCGGACACACGACGCATTTGATGCCGAACCCGATAATGAGCTTGGCGCATTCTTTACAGGGGTGCGCCGTGACGGTGAGCGTTGATCCAGCAGCGAGCCTTCCAGCTGAAATCAAGGCTGCGGCTTCAGCGTGAACGACCGCCTGATATTTCTTATCGCGGTCGTGCCACCAGTCCGCTGGCACGCCCTTCGGGAACCGGTTCCAACCAACGCCAACTACACCCACTCTGTCGTGAACGACTGCGCCGACCTTGGTGGACGGGTCCCTGCTGTATTTAGCCGCCTCTTGGGCTTCTCTGAAGAATATATCCATAGTTCTCCCTTTCTGGGATTTCAGATTATCCCCGCTTAGGCCCGGGGTCTAGCCTCATCCCATTGATGCGCCCCAGCTCTCACCCAGCTCAACATCGACCTTAAATGGTACGTGGGTTTGAAGGACGTTCTCCATGATCTCAGCCCCAAAGCGCGCTTCCTCCGGCGTCATTGACCCGTCGATTTCATCGTGGACCTGGAGTTGGACATAAAGCCCAGCGGCGTCCATCTCAACGAGCGCCATTTTGGTCTGGTCAGCCGATCCACCCTGAATGCGGCGGTTGAACGCCTTGTGGAGCCAATCGAAGCTGCCGTCATCTTTCGTCGGGAACCGGCACCGCCGACCGCCGATTGTTTCGATGTAGCCCTGCTTCTCAGCGAGCTTCTGCATATAGTTGGCCATCTTGCGGACGAACGGCACCTGACGGTCGAACATATCGATCAGGGCTTGACCTTCCGTTCCAGCGCATTCCCAATAGCGCACATCATAACCGGCTTCCCGGCCCGCGTTCGCCTTGGCAACAACCTCGCCGTAGGTTTCAAAGTCCTTCTGCTTTCTGACTCGGCCTTCCTTCCACGTCAGACGCCAAGCGGACGGCAGACCCAAATCACCGCAGAGCTTCGCGCCGCCCATACCGTAGGATAGCCCCAGAAATATGTTTTTGGCATACTTGCGTTTCTGACTGAAGGCTTTCTCGCCCTCCCGCTCCTTGTAGTCGTCGCCGTTGATCATACGGGTCATCATATCGTGGAAGTCCATTGTGGGGTCTTCCCGATACCGACGCGCCGCCTCGCAAGCGCTCTCATACGCGGCCTGTCCGATTGCCGCCGGTCCTGTCTCTATCGCCGAGTTGACCGCCTGTCTGGGCTCCTGCTGTGAGTAGTCGAGTGCAGCCCAAGGCTTGTCGTGATCGGGCTCGTAGATCGACCGCCACAGGGGTCCAATCTCCGGGTCGCGTGCTGGCTGGTTTTGGAAGTTGAAGTTGGCGGAGCTCAAACGCCCAAAAGCAGCGCCTTCCGTCTCGCCGCTCTCATCGTCCTTCTGACGGCGCAGCTGATTGAAAGTACAGTGAGCCCGACCGTTGGTTAAGTGCTCCTTGACGCTATCACAGAAGGTGGAGCGCAGTGTGCTCATCTTCTTAGCGCGCCGGAGGTGATCACCGATAGGGTGACTGAGTGAATCAAGGACCTTGGCGGTGACGCTGTCTTTGCCTGACTTCGCAGTCTTTGGCAAGTCGATCCCTAGCTCACGGAGGACGGAGGCGAGGACAGCAGTGTTTGTAATGTCGTGAAAGGTGAGACGCCGACCGGAATGAACCGCGTTGGCCGCGTCAATCGCCTTCTGCTGTTCAGCCCGAGACCAAGCGTCAACCTGCTCCAGTTTGTCCTGATTGACCTTCACGCCCCGGCGACGCATCTTGACGAGAACCGGGAGCACTCGGCTTTCGAGATTGAAGACCTTCCAGAGGTCCTGATTTTCAATCTCGCGTTCCTGACGCCGGAGGATTTGGAGCGGCAGACGGGTGTCCTGCTCGCCGTAGGGGCCGACCAGCTTGGCAGGGAGTGCCCAGATACCGCCTTTAGCGGCCTTGCCTGTGTAACCGTATGCGGCGAGTGATTCGCGCAATAGGGTCTCATCCTTGCCGGGAAGGTTCCAGCGCTCGCTGATTGACTCAAGGCTGTAGCTGTAGTGAAGCTCATTGATGAGCGGGTCGGCCACCTGAACATCCCGGAACCACTTCACGTTCGGAAAGGTGATCCCCTCCTCTTCAAGGAAGTCAAGATCATAGCCGAGATTGGCCCCGACCAGTATGCCGTCAAACTTCGCGGCGCAATCCCGGAGATAGGCAAGCACTTGCTCAGGAGGAAGGTTGCCGCCCCCGGCGTGCCGGATCGGGAGGTAAAAGCACGGACCGTCTTCAATCGCGACGGAAATGCCGGCAATGTAGGCCCCGCGCCGAACCCCTGGGCCTAGTTTGGTCAGAAGCTCGTCGCGGTTTTCCGTATCAATCGCGACACGCCCCGAGCCCCAGGAGGTCGGAAGGTCTCTCAGGTTCGGGGCGGTCCACGAGCTTTCAGGCTCAAACAGAGGTAATTGCGCGAACATTGGTCACCAGTCTATCTGCGTCCTGATCGGACAAGAGGCGGTTTGCCTTCGCCACAGCGTGGCGAACGGTTGTGCGATCCCGGTTAAATTCCCGACCCACCAGGCTGTAGTTACACGGAGCCCCGGCTTGGAAGTAGAGCCACATCGCGACCTGACGAGCCCAAGCCACGTCCGGTGACGACCGGGTGGCAGAAAGAAGCTGAGCCCGGGAAACCCCGAACTCAGCGCCGACGACCTTGAGGACATTCTCAAGCATCTGGGCCCTCATCAATCATCTTTTCCAGATAATGGATCGCCCGGTCAATATCGTCGTGGTCCATCCAGCAGTCGATCATTGTGATGACGACCGAGTCAGTGGAGCCCAAGTCAATACCGTTGGACAGCAGAAACTGGTGCCGGCGATGATCAGAGCGCATCGGGCGACGGAAGGCCGGAGGGCAATAAGTAATCCCCAATGCTTTTACCTTCTGGAGATAGGTGATTGCCTTCTTGAGGCCCTGAACGCCGTCCTTCTTGCGCCAGCGGGTGACGTATTTGGTGGCGCAACCTTCCAGATACCCGAGACCGGTTTCAGCAGCCCAATCCCAATGCTGGTAAACCGCCTCGTAGTGATCCCCGCCGACCTGTTCAACGTGAGCGTTCATTGGCTGGCCTCCAGCGTGAGATGATCAACCAGCTCATCCCAGGAGGTGACCAGCTCCACGTTCGGAAGTGCCGTGAAGACCGTCTCGTGCCCCGGGGGGAGGTGATCGTGACCGCCCTTCGTCGGGTCCAGGTTCAAGACGGCGATGGTGCGGTGGCCCAGAGCGTGGGCGTAGCCGAACTCAAACCAGCGCCCCCCGCCCCGGTTCTCGGAGGCCTGCGGCTCGCCGATGAAGACGAGCGTGTCAGCGCGGCGAACGTCTTCCACGTCGCGGATCGCGTGATATTGGATGTTGTCGCCAGCGGCTTCATCATCCCAAATCCAGCCGCCGGTGATTTCGTAACCAGCAGCTTGGAGCTTCGCAGCGACTTCTCGCAGCGCAAACCGCTGGGCATATTTCGCCGCAATGTAAATCTTATGTGTCTTCATTGATGATCACCGTGATGGTTTCCGGCGGCTTCGACTTGAAGGCCGTCCGTTTGATGTAGACGGATTCAACCCCGGCGTCACCGGACTTGAACCCATAGCGAAAGCTGTTCTTCGGCTGACGATCCTCAGCCAGAAGCTCCATCTTGATTTGCAGCGTCATGCGACACTCCATCGTCTGCTGCCCGGGAGCGCGCCGCCGCCCGGTTCTTGAGCCATAGCGTGGCCCCCGCTCTCCAGTCGTTGTCGGCTGGCATCTGTTCCAGTATTTCCAGGGCGTCCTGGATACCGGTTGTATTCTTCCCGGCCTTGTAGGCGCGATGCGCCATCACCATCGGGCAGGCGATCTTGCGCAGGAACGGGGACCGGATGTCGACCCGGGCCGGATCGTCCAGAAACATCTGGATATCGTTGAGGATGTAGAGCGGGTCTTCACCGGGCTCGAACATAGGGAAGGGCTTCACCCGGCCTGCGCCGTAGTGGTCGGGCCGGAACGTGCCGGCGACTTCGCCGAGGGCAAACTTGCCCCAAGGCCAATCCATACCGGCCTTCCCGAGCGTGGACAAGTAGGCATGGAAATTGTTCGATACCTGGAAGTAGGTGCCGACCGGAACGCCAATCTGAGCCGCCAGATACTCCTGAAGCACAGAGAAGTGAACCGCGTTGGCGCCGTAGGCTCCCCAGACCATATCATTGGACCGGTTGAACACCGTCAGGTCCAGCGAGCCGTAGACGTTGATAGCCGGCAAGGCCATCAGGTTACACGGTATGTCCTTGCCGCCATTGTCAGCTGCGTACTGGTCCACTTCGGCGTCGTACATCTGGATGACAACGCGCCGGTCATTCGGATCGGCCTTCAGGCGACGCACAGCCCAATTCAGCTGATCAAGCTGGAAATGCTCCCGCCACCGGTGGCCATAGGCTCCGGGCTGTGTCTTGCCGCCGTCATCGCTGAAGTTGGTCATATTCGAGACGTAAGGTGTCAGCGTCTTGAGGTCGTTACGACCGGCGATCATCCACAGGGCTTCGACCAGATGGAAGAACGGGTTTGCGTCGCGCTCCGGGTGGAACATCACCCGTTCCATAGGGGCCTGATAGACGGTCGTGACGGGGCAGGGAGCCCGCAGAACCGGGCCGTTACGGCTTTCGCCGACAACGCCGTGCTCCCGGATCATCGAAGCCCCGGCCCAGAGGGCGTCGTTGACGTTGCGTGCTTGAATAGTGATCACTTATTGTCCTCCTTGGACTTGTTGTTTTAGTAACCGCGACCCGGAACATATTGCGCTCTGGGCCTTCCCTCCCCGAGTTTTACCCGGAGATATTTGTCAGTCTCGCAGAGACAATTCTGAATGTCGCTCAGATCGACACGGGGCAACCACGGAGCCCGGTATGCGTCCTGGGCTTCGTAGATCGCCCGCATCTCGTCCAGCCCCTGCTCCTGGGACAGGTTGAAATCGACCGGACGCCCAGCGAGACGGTTGAGGCCGCGCCGCGAGCCGGGGCCGACCGCCGCCCACGTATTTATGTCAGGCGCATTACGAAGGTAATGTGTGTGGCGTAAATCAACACAGACCTGATAGGCCATAAACGGTCCCCAACCGATATAGCGGGGGTGCTGGAACCTGGTCCAGACGGCTTCCATGGTCAGACCGCCTTCCGGTTGGTCTTCAAGGATCGCTTCCCACTCGTGGCGATCCTCCCACAGACGCCCAATCACAATCCGGGCGATGTACTGCTGCTTGGTCCAGCTATACCATTCCGCCTTCGGGTTGCTTTCAGCGCGGATCATGTAAGCGCCTGTGTAGACCTTCTTGCCTTGCTTGGACCACCAATCAAGAGCCCGTCCCAGATTTGACGGGCTGAAGATCGATGAATCTGGCCAAGGGTAGCCGGATTGCTTCAGAAATTGAAGCGTCTCAGGCCAGTTGATGTAGCGGGCGATAGCGAGCATCAACCAGAGGTGCCGGTGGTCGGCGTAGGGCTCCCGGATATGCTCCTTGATCCACTTCGTGACCCGGTCCAGCTCGCGGAAGACGTTACAGAAGCGGAACGCATCAAGTATATCGTCTTCAGTCAACCTTCCACTAGGTCGGTCTCCCAAACCAAATGGATCAAATCCGGTGTCGCGTTGATGAAGGAAGGCTTCAGGGTTCTCCCGTTTCGCCTTGCGCAGATAGATCGCATGGCGCTCGTTGACCCATTTCCAGAGGGGTTCTGTGTTGAGGTCAGCCATGGATTTCTACCTCGTAACCCAAGCCGGTCATGAAGCAGCTTGCGTGCCCCGCTTTTTCCGGCTGGGTAACTCCGGGGCGGGTTGACAAAGCGTACCCGGTCGCAGAACAAAACAAACGTTCCGCAATGGTCAGCGGGCTCATTTCTGATACAGCAGCCAATTCGATAACGGTCTGGTCTTCTGACAGATCGCAGATCATTTTGATGACTTTGTCGCCAAGCGGCAAAATGATCTTGGCAACCTGTGAATTGGTCTTGGCGCTGAAGTCTTCGGCCTTGAACATCACACCTCCCCCGACTTGAACTCAACGTAAGCCTTGAGGTCCTCAAAGGCCCGGTCGTGGCGCAGGTTGACGGTGTCGATGCCGGCAGCATCGAACTTGGCACGGGTCGCGTTGATCGCCTTGATCTTGTCTCGCACCAGATCGACCTTGATTTCCCGGGTCTCTCCCTTCGCCGCAATCTGGCGAGCCCGGATGCGCTCAAGGCACAGCTCCAGCGGGGTGTCGAGATAGGCGATGAGGACCTGCTCGTGATGAATCCGGCTCTTGTCCTGAAAGAACTCAAGCCAGCTCCCGGCGACGGTGGAGGCCAGAACCCCTTCGCACAGGACGTGCTCAACCGCACACCCCAGTTCCAAAGCGTATTGTATAGCGCCCTGTTGGATCGCGAAAGACGGGATTGTGTCCATGCCGCCACAGCCTTGACGGTAGGACCCGATAGCCACCACGCCGTTGCCAGCGTAACCTTCGACCCGGAGGCGGCGCTGCGGGTCCTTCTTGGTCGGGGCGTCGTAGCTGTTGAGATCAACCGGGCTCGGATTGTCGCCGATCATTTGACGGGCAAGGTGGGTCTTACCAGACCCGTTTGTTCCACGAATGTTGATGATCACGTTGGTTCTCCTTTTCTGAAATCAGACCTTATCCCCGCCGGGGATAACAGTCAAGCCTTGCCGGTTGGGTAAACGGCGAGAAGGTCTTGGGCTCCCCAAGCCGTCAACTCGCGGCGGTGATCTTGAGTGTCCTTGCCGATGAAATAGTGGCCCTTCCGGGCTGATTTCCATTTGCACAAAACCGTCTCAACCTCCTGGATGTTACAGGCGCGTTCCGCTTCCCCGCCGATCCCCGGGGCCCATATATCCTGATAAGCGCGGCACATCAGGTCGGCAACCTCTTGAGGATGAGAGACCCCGAGAAGAGGAGCCGCCATCTCAGCGCCTTCTTTGGGGTCCTTGTACATCGTCAGGATGCTATCCTCAAACTCAACCGGGACGCCCAAGACGCGCTCTAACATGTCGGCGGCCTTGAACGCGATCCAAGGGCCGAACTGAGGCCAGTCCATCAGCTCAGACATAGCACTGAGGTGCCGGGCTCGCTCCAAGCTGACAACGGCTTCTTCCGGGTGGCGGTAGGATTCACGGAGCCACAGGACGCTGTCCACGCATTTCGACCCCCGCCAGTGCCGACGCTCGTGTGCTCTGGGCCAACGCCCCCCGATTGGAGCGGGCTCTACGTTCTCAGCCGCCGTCTTGAGCGTGTCCCAGAACCGGGACCCCGACTGCTGCGAGATAAACCAGCTCGCGCCGACCGAATAGCAACACCAGTAGGCAAGCATGAAGCGACGGAGGCGCGAGCCCTTGACGTCCCACTCCGTCAGGCCGACATAGAGCGGGTCGTGGTCGTTGGTGGTGATAAGCTGCCGGCCCCACTCAACAGGGTTATCTAAACTGACGTCCCTCATGGTACGCTCCTGATGTGTTTCTGAACGTAGCGACCGCGCACCACGTCCACTTCAAAATCTTCGTCGCGGGTCGCGTCGATGTCGGCGACTTCCTTGCGAAGCCAATCAGCGCGGGCGCGGATCGTCTTCACCATTTCTTCCCGGGTCAGCTCTCCAAAGTCTAGATATCCCCAATAGCCGGTTGCGTCAGTCCTCTTGACGCGGATGCGCGTGTGCTTTTCGCTCACGTCAGTCTCTCCAACAATTTAGCAGCAGCCCATCCGGCGGCTGCGGTTCCATTCTTGCCGCCGCCCGTCAGGCTCCAGAGCCCCGGGGCAACCTCTTCCAGCGCCGCCGGATCGCTTGTCTGGGCGAAGGGACGTATGCCGACCCGAACCTCACCGCCACCTTGACCGGCGAAATCGGATATGCGCTTAGTAGATTGCTCTTCCCGGAGACCGTCCCAATTCTTCTCAAGGATAGCAGTGCCGTCCCCGGCCCAATGGAAGCCATCCTGAGAGAACCGAACAAGCTGCTTGTACGGAGCCCAAACAGATATCCGGTTGTCCTCCACTTCCTTGAAGAGACGCAGGCTCAAGCCAACCTTGCCGACGACCGGGACGCCGTGAATGAGCTGACGGGTCCACGCGCCGCATGCGACGATGACGTGTTTTGCGTCAATCGGTTTTAGGTCTGGATTAAGACGAACCCGATTTCCTCCGGGAAAGGAAGAGACCTTTGCGACCCGATATGGAAAACATTCAACGAGGCGACCATTTAGCACCTCGTCAGGGTTGATCCATTCCGCCCCCACCGTAACCGGCCCCGCCTTGAGCGAGACGGTGCGAAGGCCGTACAGCCTGTCAAGGAGCCTGAAGGACTGCTCCACGTTGTCCTTGCCCATCTTCTGGAGCCAGGACGGCTTCATGAGGCAACCGGCGGCGCGGGACCCGGAGCGAGGGCGACCATCGTCAATGATCAGCACGTCCATTCCTGCGTCCCGGAGCGCCGCCCCGGCGATGGAGCCGAAGAGGCCCCCGCCTACTATGATGACGTCACGCATTGTGATAAACCTTCTCAACTTCATCAGGGCGGAAACCCACCAGGATTGTCTCATCACCCCAACGCACCAAATTCTTTGAGTCGTTACCGGAATAGGGTTTCGGGTCCCGGACTTCAGCGATCACTCCTGTCCGTCCTTCAGCCCACAAGGCTGAAGTTGTCCCGGCGACGGCTGTGACGGTGTCTCCCGCTCTCAAGTCACACATGATTGGTTCTCCTTTTCTCTGCGCGCCCGGTCGATCCGGCGCTGCTGATTGATTTCCTTCGGGACGTACTCAAGGCAATCCGGGTTGACGCACAGGCTGAAAAAGCAATTGTGGTCACGGTCGTGCCCTCTGGGCAGGGGTCCCTTTTTCCCGATCACTTCACACGCGAACCGGTGAGCGCGGACGCGACCCACTTTGCGGTTGACGTAGAAAGTGCCATACCATTTTTTGTTCCCTTTACCCCGAGACCGGGCACCGGTCCAGAACCAGCAACCGCAAGGAAGCTTGTCAACCATCTTCAAAAAACGGGCGATATCGGCTTCAGTGGCTTCGATCATTCTGGTGCTCCTTTTCTACTGCCCCAGCCCCCGCACTCAGGGAGCCGGGGGCTGGGTTTCGTCATTCAGGCGTCAGTCAGATGGTACTCGGAACCGGCTCATCAATGCGCGCAAGGAGACGCTTCAGGAACGACCGGGCCGGGGCCGGGGAGGCACGGGCGACGGTGATCAGGGAGGCGACGGCGGCAGCGAGAAAGACGGTTTCAGCGGTCGGCTTGAAGGTAATCAGGCTCAAGCTGAACGCGACGACGCTCAGAATGGAGATGACGAAATAACTGTGGGTGTAACGGCGAAGCATACTGGCCTCCTGGGTTATTGATTTCACTCTGGTCCAAACTCTCTTGTCAGTCTTTAGAAGCTCGCGCTGAGCTGCCGTTTACATGTCGTCCTCCTAACTTTCTGTCAAGCTTGAGACGGGGAAAGCCCCATCAGTGAATTAGGCTAACCCGGGAGAGGCCCCCGGGCAAGCTTCAGACTATGGGACATCAAGCCCCCGTCTTTACCGTGTGCGGGATCGGGGCCAACAAACCGGCGGGGAGCACGAGGTGATAGCAATCTTCCTCGCCGCGCTTAGCAGTGCGGATGCCGTAGCCCTTAATCTTGTTCATATCCCAGTTCATACCGGACTTGACGCTGACTTCCTTCCAGGGGGTCTTGCCGCCGGAAAGAGCTTCCAGGAGCTCACCCATAGTCGCACCCTGAGGACGGGAAAGCATATCGACCAGAATAGCCTGCTTGGAACCGGCGCGGCAGGGATACGCCTTCTTCATCGCCGGGAGATTGATGCCGGTGCCGCGACGGGGGGCAATCGGGGAAGCTTTCTTGATGGACGAAGGAGGTACAGGCGACTTGTTTTTGGTGTCGGTTTCAACAATCGACTTCTTGACGACTTCCTTGAGTCTCTCCTTGCGGGCTTCAGCCAGGTCGGTCAGGTTTGCCCAAAGGCGCTTGACACCTGCTTCCTTCGTGGCGAAGCGCGTGACTTCGGCGATGCCGGTGTCCAACTCCTTTGCAGTCGTGTTATAAAGTGCGACCATCTGCGGGCCGGTGAGTTCGGAGAGCTGCTGGGCTTCGGCTTCGTCGCCGATCTGAGCGCAAATGAAGCCTTCGTTGCCGACCGGCGTGGAGGCGAAGTCTACCTTGAGATCAGCGATGTTGATGATTACGAACTGTGTCATTTCTGTGTTCTCCTTTTCTTCGGTGACGTAATGAGCGATGAGATCGAAAGACCGGAGGGCCTTTGCGTACTGCTCAGGGGTGCGATTGGCTTTGAGGTACTTGAACTGGCTGCGGACTTCTTCAATATAGGCTTCGGTCATCTGATCGTCTTGTTCAGCATTTTCGAAGCCAGCAAGGTCCCAACATACGGGGCAAGTCCGGGAATCAGTACCCTGCTCGCCGGTCCAACGCGTGTTGTGGCCACAGCAAGAGCAGATGAAAGTCGTGGAACCTTTTACGAAAGTGCTAACCATTTTGTTGCTCCATTTCTAGGCCGGTCTGTACCGGGGATAAGAACAACTTAAAACAAATCGCCGCATAAGTAAAGTGGCCCGGGGCAAAATAATTCGCCCCGGGCCAAAATTTTACGTCAGGCGCATTCCCGCCGCCCTGATTCAGGGTCTATTGTACAAGAGGTCTGGACCGGATCGGCGTATGAGTTGGTGCCGCCGTCCTCCTCCTTGGGCTTGTCGCTCTTTCCGGTGAGGAGGGCCATGCGCTTCCCGTCGATGTTGAACGTGGTGCAACCCTTCGCGCCGCCTTCCCACGCCGACCAGTAGAGCCCCTTGAAATCGTCCCAGCTCATCGACCCGTCCATGTTACAGGTCTTAGAGACGGCAGAATCAACCCACCGCTGAACGGTCGTCAGGACGGCGATATGCTCTTGAGCCGTGACCTCGGAAGCGCGCCGACCGTAGACGCCGAAATTGGCAACGCCGTAGTCTTCGATTTCGACAAGCTCCTGACCTGCGGGCGTGTTGACCGGTCGGGCTGTGATGTAGTCGAAGACCGGTTCACAGCCCGAGCTTACGTTGTCGGCGCAAAGACTGATGGTACCAGTCGGGGCTTCAGACGTGAGATGGGAGTTGCGAATGCCGTGACGTTCGATCAGGGCCTGAACATCGTCCGGGAGCTGCTTGATGAAAGCCGCGTCCATATAACGGTGATCGAAAAGGGGGAACGGTCCCTTTTCAGCTGCGAGCAAGGCCGAAGCCCGGTAGCTCTCCTCAGCAATAGTCTTGAACACTTCCTCAGTCCAAGCGAGGAACGCCGGGGAGCCATAAACATGCCCAAGGGCTTCGCCGGCATTCGCCAGACCGGTGACGCCGAGACCCATGCGACGCTTTTCCTTGGCCTCGCGTTCCTGCTGAGGGAGTGGGTAACGGGCGCGGTCCACAACGTTGTCCATGGCGCGAACAACGTGCGGGATATCAGCGCGCAGCTGCTCCCAATCGAAGTCCCAGGAAGCCTGATCCAGCGCCCGTACCGTCTTGGGGACGATGTACTTCACCAGATTGAATGAGCCCAGGAGGCAAGCGCCGAACGGGGGCAGGGGCTGCTCGCCGCAAGGATTGGTCGCCGCGAGCGTCTCGCAATAGTAGAGGTTGTTCATCTTGTTGATCGTATCGATAAACAAGACACCGGGCTCAGCCCAGTCCCATGTCGAGCGCATAATGGCTTCCCACAGGTTGCGGGCGTCCACTTCCTTGTAGACCTCGCCGCCCCAACGCAGATGGAAGGTGCGACCGTCCCGGACGGCTTCCATGAACTCGTCAGTGACGGCGATGGAAATATTGAACCCGGTCAGCTTGTCCGTATTCTGCTTGGCGTGGAGAAATTCTTCAATGTCCGGGTGATCTACCCGCAACACGCCCATTTGAGCCCCCCGGCGATGCCCAGAGGAGGCGACGCAACGGCAAATCGCGTCGAAGACCTCCATGAAGGAGACCGGGCCGGAGGAATGAGATTGAAGCTTCCTGATCAGAGCCCCCTTGGGCCGCAGCTTGCTGAAATCGTAGCCGATCCCGCCGCCCATCCGCATCGTTGCCGCCGCTTCGGTAGCGCGCTGCATGATGTTGCCTTCGCCGTGAACGAAGCTGTCTTCAATCGTCCCCGAGACATAGCAGTTGTAAGGGGTTGTGGCTCGTATCGAACCCATAGCCGATTGAACGCGGCCTGCCGGCATAAAGCGCATGTCCATCGCGATATCACGGAAGGCGTGAAAATGCTCGTCGTTGTCTTTCATGGCGCTGCTGAAGCGGTTGACCGCCTCGCGAAAATCTTCGCCATCACCACGGTATTTCATTGAGTGGAAATAATCACCCACTCTGGTCTTCGGTCCCATTTTCGTCTCCTGGGTTCTCCGGGGTCAAGACCCCTACCCTATTCCCGCTGGAATTGGGGGTCAACACTCTCCTTATGGTGCTCGTTGAAGCATCAAGGAGTTGAAGCGTCTCTTCAAGAACGCTTCGTTTCACCTGACGTTTTTCAATCATCAGGGATAACAACCCGGCGGCGCGGGCGGCGGCTTTGTGAGCCGCGTCTAGCTGTTCACCCGCCGACAACGGTCACAGCGTCCTGAGCGCGTGTGATGGCGGTGTACAACCACTTCTTAGCGGTGTCCCGATCCCGGAAGGCATCGGCCTCATTGATGATAAGAACGCGCCCCCATTGGGAGCCCTGAGACTTGTGAACAGTCAGAGCGTACCCGAATGTGAACTCCTGAGCATTCCGCCGATCCCAATAGCCGATTGAATCAGGATCGCCGTTGAAATGCTCTGGATGGGCCGGGATCAACAGCGGTTCGGCCTCTGGGCTCTCCTCCGGGCGTACTCGCAAATTGACGTAGCCGCCTATCTCCTCGCTATCGGAAGCGCTGATATGAAGCGTTCCATTGAGCAAGCCGTGTTCCTTGTCATTACGGAGACAAACAAGCTTCTCGCCGGTCAACGGGAAATCGGCGTGAGAGTAACCCTTCAGGCTCCGCATACGATGGTTCGTGGAAATCCGGGTACGGTTGCGACCGACCAGCACTTGGTCGCTGGCAAGCGCCAGCTCAGGAGTGGCGCGAGCGATAACGGCTGATTCACCGTACACGCCGGTGCGTAGCCACTCCCCGTTGCGCACCCTCGTCGCAAGCTCCACTATTGGATTGTCGCGAGCCTGCCGGTGGATTTCCGTCAACATTACGTCCGGTTCGGCGTCGGTGAAATACCCGGTCCCCTTCACCGGGGGCAACTGCCCAGGATCGCCGAGAACGAGAACCGGCTTGTTGAAGGACATAATGTCCATCGCCATTTCCTCGTCAACCATAGAGCACTCGTCAACAACCAGCAGTTTGGCGTCCCGCAGCTCGCTTTCCTCGTTGAGGTTGAAGGCGGGTCGCTGATTGTTACGCTCCTCCACGCGGATCGCGTCTTGAAGCTTCGAAATGCGCTCCATCAAATCGCGCCGGGGCTTATAGGTTGGATCGCCCTGAGCTTCAAGACGATCCTCGTGAATCATCTGCTCAACTTCTTCCAGCTCGTCTTTCAGCTCCCGGTAACGCTCCTTGGATCGCTCCTTGGGCGTGTAAATCAGGCTGTGAAGGGTTCTGGCGTTGCTCGCGCCGTTGCGCCGGAGAACGGAGGCGGCTTTGCCGGTGAAGGCCGCGAAGATGACGGAGCCGTTCACGTCTTGGGCGAGGTGCTTGGCCAGCGTCGTCTTCCCGGTTCCCGCATACCCAAAGAGGCGAAACAGCTGCTTGTCTTCAGGGTCCCGAAGCCAGCGACTGACGCGGGCTAAAGCCTTTTCCTGTTGAGGCGACCACTGAGACATATCATTCGCCCTTGAATGTGAAGCTGACGTCAAGCTCCGGCGAGCAAACCAGATATGTTTGA